TAAGCAGGCACATGGTAGAGTCCGTCAACCTTATTATCCCCGCTCCTGGTTACCTCCAGTCCACAGTATCCTATAGCTCCCCAGTCAATAATAACCCGCTCGCAGATCTTCCTCAGAGATAGGGTTGGATTGGGCTTGTTGAAGAAGATATCCAGTACCTTTTTCTCCGATTCGTTCTCTTTTTGTCCTTCCTTTAGTACCAGTTTCCAGCCCAGCCCAGCCACGTCTGTAGCGATCTGCTTGACAGTAGCCCAGAATATCGCGTTGGATTCATAAAGGGTAAGGAAGGACTCAGGAGAGAACGGACGGCTGGCTAAGCCTGATTCTGTCAACCAGACTTTTTCCTCCTTGATCTGCTTGGAGGACTTCTTCATCTCATGTTTTTGGAGGTCGGAAAAAGGCAAAATCGCGCCCTGATCCGTGGTCACAAAAACCCTACTTTTTTTAATTTCCTTTTTTCCAGCCATACTCTATCACCCCACTATATAAACTTTACTTTTTTCAGTTATTTGTTTCATATTGACAATAGCGTATCTGGAGGCGCTCAGGGCGTGGTCGGGGCCCTCCGGCTTGACCTTCCCCTCCGGATAATAATGCGTCTCCACCTCGTCCAGCCAGTTGGGACAGCGCTTTGATACAAGTAATGCGTCATTCTTTATAAGATCAGTCACAGCCCCCTGGCCCTCAGCGACGGACATCACTTCATTGGCTTTGGCATTCAGTCCAGCCCTGCGAAACATCTCTATACTTCCTGGCTCATCCTGGCCGCACCAGAAGACCTCCACTTTGTAGTCCTTGTTCAGCTTCTTGGCGACGGCGCAGACCTCATCCGGGGTCTTCCGTAGCTGGTAGTATTCGTAGAATACCCAGACCCTCCCCCGGGCATCCTCCCCGTGGAGGATTATCGCCGCCGGATCAGGGTAAAATCCCCAATCAACCCCCGCGATCACCCGCTTGAATTTGATCCCTACCGGCTCTTTTATGTTCCTCTGCGTGAACTCAGCATATACCAGCCCAGCCATCTTACGAAAGAGCGCGTCATAGCGCATCTCAAATATACGGCTGTCCAGAGTCCTCTTAGCCCGCTTGTACTCATCCTTAGGGTAATAAGGGCTATCAATGGACTTAAACTGGATCACATCATAATCCGGATCCCTTTTCTTCCAGTGGTCATAGAAATCTGTCTTGAGCCAGTTGAGCGAGTAAGGGGTTGTCGTAAGCAGGGCGCGACCCATATAGAAGCCCAGCCTGCGCTGGATAGCCTCCCAGGAGGCACGTTTAATCTGGCCAGCCTCATCAACCCAAGCGGCCCTGACCTGGCCTCCCTCTAGGCTATCCGGTCTATCAGCAGAGCCAAAGTAGATAATACCCCCGCTCCCCAGCCGGTACTCCTTTTTTTGCTCCTTATAAGTCCCCTTGATCCCGGGCTCGAAGTCGAACCGCCTCCTGAACTCCGGAAGGGTCGTCCTGTTGAACAGGGGGAACGTCGGGGCTATGACAAAGAACGAGTCTTGCGGATGATTGCGGACCTCCCTGAGTAGCCAGATAGGGCCAAAGAACGTTTTACCGCCGCCTGACCCGGCTATTAAGCCGATGAAGCGGGCGGGTGATAGCATGGCTTTACCCTGGTATTTATGAAGGACTACTTTCCCATTCACCCATCTTTTCCCTTTTCAATTATAACTCTGAGCGGCTCCAGCTCCTTATCGCCCCCTAGTGCCACTCTCTCCACCGGCTTCAGGCCCGCCCGGTCGAATAAGTCTTGGGCCACTTTCCTTTGAATTTCAATTAAGGCAGGATTATTCCCAGCCTTTAACTTGAGGATCCTGATATAAGCATTAGTAGCTCCGTCTGTAATCGTCATTAGCCGAGCACTTACAGTTTCCCTGTGAGTCTCAATGCGGGCTTTCAATTCTGCTAAAACATTAGCTTTTCTAAGCAACCGGGAGCTATCGCTATAATCCGATTGACCTCTTCCCTTATAGCCTGCCTCCCTATAAGCCTTAACTAAGCTCATACCCAGGAAAAGATTGTCAATGAATTTGATCTGGCGAATATTTAGCTTCATTGCTTTATTAACTCCGCTTTTTCCCCTGTATGTTTCTCCCAGCGGTTGATGATTACGTCACAGTAAATAGGGTCTATTTCCATCATATAGCAGATGCGGTTGATTTGCTCGCAGGCTATTAGAGTTGTGCCTGAGCCGCCAAACAGGTCAATAACTATATTGTCTTTAATCGAATTAACATTAATCGGCTCAATAATAACATCCAATGGCTTCCTTGTGGGATGCACAGCCGTTTCAGGAGTATTCTTGCCCTTTATTTCAAAAACAGGAACTTCCCAATGGTCACGGGAAAATTTACCTCTTTTTTCTACATGGGGCGAACCATTCTTCCCGCCATATAAAATCGGCTCCCATTGAAAAAAATAATCAGCCGAATAAACTCCCATTGCATCAGGTTTATACCAGCAAATTGTCCTCGAATAATAGAAATTCTGATAAAAACAAGATAATATAATCGGAAGAGTTCTATTAGCGGCAAAAACGTAAACTGCCGCTTTGTCTTTTAGACTATTAACCGCCATTTTCATCCACCCATTGAAAAAATTTACCATTTCGGGTTCTGACAAGTTTTCATTTTTATAGTCTTTTCCAACATTATAGGGGGGGTCAGTCAGTAATAAATCCCCCTTCTCCCCACCCATCAGCCTCTCCACATCTTCCTTGTTAGTCGCATCCCCGCACATCAATCTATGCCTGCCTAGCTGGTAAATCTCCCCTCGTCTGCTCTTCGGCTCTTTTATCTTTTCGGCTTCAGCCGCCGCATCAAAAGGCTTTTCCTCTTTGGGAGTCCAGTTCATTATCTCCTCAATCTCCTTAAGATCAAACCCCGTCAACTCCAGGTCAAACTCTCCGTCGTCCAGCTCCGTCATCAGGTCCGCCAGCTTGGTAAAGTCCCACTCTCCCTCTATCTTATTCAAAGCAACATTAAGAGCCTTCTCTTTTTGCTCCTCTAAATCAACCACCGATACCTCGAACTCTTTTATTCCCTTCTCCTTAAGGATTTTCAACCTTTGGTGACCCCCGATAAGTCTCTTGCTTCTCCTATTCCACACCAGCGGCTCTACACAGTCAAATTCGTCAATACTCCTTTTTATCTTCTCATATTCAGGATCGCCTGGCTTGAGATCTTTCCGGGGATTATAACGAGCAAGCTTTATATCAACCAATTTCATTCTTTTTATTTCCAAGAGTCCATCTCCTCAACTCCCCACCCCACTTGACTTTATGGCATTTCTGTGCTATAATGTATAATGGAGGTAAAATATGAACAAAGAAAGCGTCTTATTCTCCCTGTGCTTTACTGGAGAGCCTTGCCGCTATCACGGTAGGTCTGTCCCCAGTCCTGCGAAAATTGCTCGGTATTCTAAGAAATGCAACTTAATCTTTGTCTGTCCTGAACAACTAGGAGGTCTTCCTGTTCCTCGCCCCGCTGCTCCTCTACAAAACAAGCAGAATTCTACTCTTTATGACGTTACAGGGTGCAATGTATCATCTCGTTTTATCCTGGGGGCTAAAAAGACTTTAGAAATAGCCCTAGAACACAACTGTCAAAAAGCCTTTCTATGTAAAAACTCACCTTCCTGCGATAGAACAGGATTCACAGGGGAACTTCTAATATCGAATGGCATCAAAGTCATCAACCTTTAGCTTCTTCCTTCCCATTCTGAGCTTATCATCAAATTTATCTACTTTCTTTCCTCGTACACAAAACCCACTTCCCAACCGCTTCTCCCAATAACGTATCTCATCGGCCAGACCGGGATAATGTTTCTGGAGCATATAAGCCTGCACTCCACACTGAAAAGGACAACACCAGCAAGCCGAGCGTACAAACCCCATTTCATAACCTCTCCAAATGGGAATTTTCTCACTCTGGACTATATTCCATACATCCTTATCTGATAGAGCATACGTAGGGTGATACGCCTTGAAATCTTTTGTCTCCTTACTATATTGCAGACTTGGAAGTTTGGTGTCTTTCCCTTTTTTGCTTCCTCTTATCACCTGTTTCGCACGGCTTCCGTCAACCAATAGTGTCTTTTTGGAGTTAAATTTCCGTATCACTTCACTTATCGGCGTGAAAACAAACACAGCCTGACAGGGTCTATAAATCATGGACGGCCATCCATTGGCCTTAATCCAGATCCACCACTCCGTTTTTGGCTTTACCGCTTCCAGCTCCACCCCCAAAAACTGCGTTACATCTTCCACCGCAGCTCCCATCCCTGGGAATTCCACGCCCGGATCAGAGTAAACAGCTACAATTCTTCTCTCTGGGAAGTTCTTCTTAGCCCACCATAGGGCCACAGTAGAGTCCCGTCCCCCTGAATATTGAACTAGAAAAGTGTCGTAATTATGAAATTTATCCTTTTCTGTATCCGATAGTGTTAAGTCTTTAATCTTCTCAGGATCTACCTTTGCATAGCCTGCCCCTGGTCTAAACTGAGCTGGCGTCCAATTCATAATCTTCTCTACTTCCTCTATATCGAAACCTGTGAGCTCTAGATTAAATTGACCGTCATCAAGTTCCGTTAATAAGTCAGCCATCTTGCCAAAATCCCATTCCCTTTCAGCCAGTTTATTATCTGCAATTGCATAGGCTAAGGCTTTCTTCCCCTCAAATGGAAGATATATTACCGGTACCTCTCTTATTCCTGCTTTCTTGGCCGCCTCTACCCTAGCGTGACCAGCGACAATCATATTATCCTTTGTCGCAAGGATAGGATTAGTCCAACCATATTCTGAGAAAGAGCGAACTATCTTGTTTATTTGTTCTTCTGGATGCTTCTTAGGATTTCCCTCAAATACCTTTAACTCGTCTATTTTAACCGTCTTTATCTCCATCAATACCCCCTATGGATAGAAAATAGCCACAATCCGATGCTAATATAGTACCCCCTACCCTGACACCACTTCGGCAACCATACGTGGATCCAAATATCTTTAGGAAAAATAGTAATCCCGTACTTGATTCTCGAACCCCACACAAACATAAGTGTATGCCGGTTGCGATGAGCCCCAAATACGAGCTGGCTACTCCACATAATTGAAATCAAGCCATGCCTGAACCAGGCCCAGGGTAATCTCTTTCGTTTCATCGTCTCTTTCTTAGCATAAGCATAGCCAGTGTTGCAGTTAAATCCATCATCATTTCCTCATCAGGAGGAAGAGGACGTTGCACCACTGAAGTACCTGTTGCTTGTCCCTTATAAGGAGCACCATGTGACTGGGCGTACCACTGCTTTCTTCTTCTCTTCGCCTTCTGAGCTGTCCCCCCACCTTTTCTCCTTTTCTTGGACACTCCTAACCTCCTACCAGAAATATACCTGAAAAACGTCGAACACTACAAACGCAACTATAAAGCCTACAATAAGACCTATAACGAAGCCTGGCATCGTATTTGTCCTCTCGTCCATCTATATCCGCATATCAGGCAACGTAAGCTATTTGCATCCGTACAATCCGGATCCTCTTCTGCCCAGGGAGAAAAACACTTAGGGCATTTGTCTAATACTAGCACTTGCTCTTCTCTCATTTACACCACCGACTTATCCGGCGTCCCCGCCGAGTTTGCCACGATTAACTCAAGTGCAAGCCCGTCCTGCACCTCGTCGGGTAGATCCCCGCTTATGTCAGCCAATAATTTAACCCTCTCCAATTCCGCCTCCAAAACATCTAGCGCCGCCTTCGGCATACGACACTTAAACGTATACCACTCCGACATTCTCCCTCTCCTTTATCCTCAACAGATCCTCTTTTCTCAGGTACGGCTCAGTCTTAAAGTGCATCCTATCATGGTCAGATCTACAGGTAGAGATCTCATTATCCGGGACGCATTCTCCCCCCTGTGACCTGTACAGGATCTCATGTACATCATCGGCTGGGTACCTGCCTCTCCCCTCAGCCAGACAGACCTCACAGTATTGATGATCCTCGAAATACGCCTCTTGGGCCCGCCTGTCCTTTCTTCTCCTAGTCCTCCAGTTCATTGTCCCTCCTTCTTTTGAGCTTTGCCACCTTTCTTAACAGCAACTCCTGTCTTTTTGACGACTTTCAGACCCGTCTTAGAGATAATTTCTATCTTCTTCAGGTCTTTCTTGAGCCTGTCAGAGAGGGCCTTCCTTCTCCTCTTATCTTCCTTTCGCACCTGTTTAGCCAGGACCATTGGAAGGATATGTCGATTATAGTATTTTTGCTTATTGCGTTTAGTTCTTTTCTGTGCATTAGCAATAGCGTGGTGCTTGGAGCGCTTCTTATTGGGCATCAGTTAGCCCCCCTTGGATTGCGTCCTACCCGCTAATTTTCAGCCTTTAATTCATCTTGACGGTAGAAATAAAGGCAGCCGTCAACATTACAGCTTCCTTCCTTCGTATGCCTACTTTTTGGAGTTCATCCACAAGTTTTTTACTTAGACGAGCAAAATCAGCAGCCCCCTCCTCAAACCGCCTAAAACCTGCTGCATCCATAATTCCCCCCTTGACATCCTCCCGGAATGACTATAATTAAAACGGGCTGCCTATCCCAAACAAGAGAGTCGCCGTGGCAGGCATTTTCTTGGGGCGGCCCTTAACTATTTAATAAAAAACGAACAGAAAAAAATCTCCTTTTTAAGATTTTCCCTGTTCGTCTTGTTGTTAGTCTATGTTTGTCGTATGTTAATCAATTACACTATACAAAATAAATCTGAAATGTCAACCCCTCTAACTAAAATCCTCTAAAAATCGATTCCAAAAGGCTTGAATGCCTTGCCCAATTCCGTCGTTAATTATCTTAATAATTTTCCAAAACATTCATATCCCCTAAACTCTAAAATGTCAAGTGGCTCTGGCAGGATTCCCACCTGCAAGTGGAGAGGTTGCCATTCTCTCTCGGCCGCGTCTGTTATTTCCGCCACAGAGCCACTGTAATAATAGCAAAAAGAAATCAAATGTCAATCCTTAATTTGATGATTTGCTTTATCAGTTTAACCCCATGGGAAAAAACCGAATAACTCCTACTCCCCGGATAGGCACGACTTTAGCCCCGGATGAGACTATGGTTTGCGTCGCATATCGGCAAAGAAAGTAAGGCTTGCCGTCTATGTAGACCTGTTTAGTTGCAGTCATTCTACCCATTCTTTTAAATGCTAAAGGGGGCTGGTATAGCTGCACGAAGGGCAAAGCCCCGCACTCATAGGCGAACCGCAACCTATCCTCGGCCTCCTGAATCGGCTCATTGAATCCGGCCAGAACATAACATCTTATCTGGTGGCGAGTAAAACCTGCCCTTTTCAGCTCCCCAACTATTTTCTCGAATTGCCTTTGAATATGCCAACTGTCCAAGGCCAACCATAGCTCCTTGATCCGGAGACCTCTCAGTTCCTCGATGTGCCAGTGCTTTAATATCCTAACATCCAGCCCCCCTAGAAACCGTACTGCCCGCTGGGTTTTGAGCATTGAGAACACTTTCGCTAAATGGCCTGCGTTAGCCAGGAGAATGTTGTTGTCCTGGATTACATTGCCCGGAGTGATCATCTTTAATGCTCTAAATTTCCCTTCTATCATAGGAACCAAGCACCAAGGACAGGTAAAATTACATCCCCTTGAGGTAAATATGATCCCTTTCCTAACATACCTCCTAGGTATAAACCCATTTTCAGCAAATTCATAGGCTGGACCACCAATCTTTACCACTGGATAATATGCCGACCACTCCCTTTTTAACTGTGCGCAACAAATCTTATCCCACGTAAACAGGCAAGAGATATGCACCTCGTCCACTTCGGGTCTCCACAGCTCTGGATAGCCAATAGCCACTAAATCATCTTTGGGGGTAAAACTTGTCCTTTTGGGAAATACTCTAAGGATCCTCATTTAATTCCTCAATCATAACTTCCGTTCTCGGGTTGATTTTATCTATGCGTGAATAATACTGGTCCTCTATTCTCTCCCAGTTATCATCGACAATTATCCCCTCAGCCGCTATCTGGTCTAACACGGGCTTTAATCCCAAAGCATAATTCAGCTTATCCCTCCTGTGTTTGAAAGGGAAATAGATATAGAAATCCAATTTGGCTTTTTTGAAAGGCAAAGGGGGAATCGCCAAATGTTCCCCAAGATAGAATAGCCATACGGATTTAACCTGCCAATACCAAATCCTATTATACTCATCCTTCCCGGTCCAATGCCAGTTTTTTATGACATTGTACGACTCTGGTATCTGGGGGATCACGAGTTTTATTTTTCTATCCATCCTGGAAACTCCTGTCTTAGATTATTGCCCATAAGAGGCTTAAGATTATCCTTTAAGAAAACCGGGATCCTCTGTCTATGTGCTTCATAGATAATATCCTCTACCCAGTATTTTTTAGGGGGTCTATAAGGATTAGTCTGAGCCCCGACAATAACCCACTCAACACCCAAAGAGCTAGAAGTCTGAACATAGTCTAAGAGAGGCTCAAAAGAGATAAACCTGCGATAGACACCGTAAGGCGTTATCGTTGAGAGTCTATGCCAGTCCTCGCGTCTATTGATACTCACACCAAGCCATACATTTTTCGGTAGACAGATCCTTTCATATCGGGGGGGATTCTTTGTAAGGATCAAGAATGTGTGTTGAGGACATCCGTAAAAGGTGTGCAAGATATTTCCCAGCCAGGAAGCCGGATAATACTCGCTGAAAAGCTCTCCCATTGAGCAGACAAATATGTTGCAGGGCTTTCTGTGCCAGAACGGTTCTCTCAGACGGTGCCTCCAGAAACGCGGAACAAAGGGGTCAGATTTGTTAGTCTTAGGGACAAAAAGAGCAGGAGTTAAATCATCAGGATAGGGAGGGATGCCGAGATATTGGGATTTCAGCCTCCCCTTGGCGAGTTTGTGAGCGTAGCAGTAGGTACACCGTTTCGGATTTTCAGGAGTACCATCCGGTCCTAGACAGCCCGTAACGGGGTTCCAGGTATATCCCTGAGTACCATCTTTATTCCTCACCCACTCAATCTTTGTCTTATTCATACCAATGTCTCCTTTTTTCTTTCTTCCTTAGAAATCTTTCTCTTTATATTGCTCGAGATCAATAATTAACTCATCCTCCTTTATCTCTGGCAAAACATCAACCCTTATTATCCCTCCTTCCATCTTTATACCCAATTTTACCAAAGGCAACCTCACAGAACCATTAGTCAAGTGCCGTGTATAGCTTTCCTTTTTCTGAGGAATCTTCAGTTGGAGTTTATAGCCATCAGCATAAAGATCTACGAATTCTGGTTCACCAAATTTGATCCTGATACTTTTGGGCAAAAATAGCCTCCAACCCTTACTATCTCTAAACACTGTGACTGTCTTTTGTGTCGCTCCTAGTCCTGCATATCTTGGCACAACTTTCCAAGCCACTTATTCCTCCTTCTCCTCTATCTCAAGGAGATCCGAAATGCCCTCAAAAAATCTCAATTTTTCTAGGTTAAAATATAAGTCAACCTTACCTATCATCCCATCCCTATTCTTAGCTATGTAAAGTTTCGTATCCTGAGGGTCCTCTTTAGGGTTCTCCACACCAGGCCGATATAGAAGTAAGACCTGATCCGAATTCTCCTCAATCCCCCCGGACTCCCGGAGGTCTCCCAAAATCGGTCGCCTCCCCTCCGCCTTCCGGCTCAACTGTGAGACAACCAATATAGGGATATTCCTTTTCTTCGCCAGTCTTTTCAGGGCGTAAGTCAGCCTCCCCAGCTCCAAAGCCCTAGTCTCCTCTTCTCTGGCCGCCACTAGCTGGATATAATCTACAACTATCAGATCGCAGGGGATCTCTCTGGACAGCGCCTCGATCTGCGCTATATCCTCCAGACTGTCTAAAATAGTCAGCTTCCAGTTCGCGATTTCCCTCGAGGCCACGTTGATTTTTTCCAGATTATCCAGGCTCAAATTCCTTATCGCAAATCTTGACAGATCTACCCCGGTTTCTCCAGTCAAGAGCCTTCTGATCAGCTCAGGTGCCCCCATCTCCAGGGAGACGTAGATAATCTCCTTTTGTCTTTCTTTCAGCCCATACCGGCAAACAGTCAGGGCAAAAGCCGTTTTTCCCATAGAAGTCCTCGCTCCCACCGTGATCAGCTTAGGAGCGCATAATCCCCCGATCTTCTCATCCAGGTTCAAAAGGCCGGTAGGAAACTCCAGCTCCTTACCTATCCTATTCTCTATATCATCGTAAGTCCCTTTTATACTATCAGAGAAATCGGTCTGTCTCTCCCTCGCCAGCGTCCCCAGGGCTCCCCCTATCGTCTCCTCGATGATCTCCCTGCCCTCCGACAGAATCTCAACCAAGGGCTTCTCCCCGTAAGCGCCCTCCCCCGCTTTATAGTAAGCCCTTATCAACTGCCGCTGGTAGTGTTTCTCCCTCACAACCTTAGCGTAGTCCTGGGCAATCAGAGGGGTAGGTACTAGCTCAATCAGCTCAGCCAGGTACGCCTTACCTCCACACTCTGTACCCATCCTACCACCCAACAGCACCATATCCACAGTTACCTGCTCATCAGCCATCTTCAGCATTACCGTATAAATATGCCGGTGGGTCTCAGAGTAGAACATATCCGGATCCGGCAGGATCGCCCTTATCTTATCAAGGGTATTATTTATAAGAATACACCCCAATACGCACTGCTCCGCAACAAGGTCCTGAGGGGGAACACGATCAATGATAAGGGGCTGATCGTTCTGCTTTTTTGCCATTGCTTTTTCCTCCTAGCATTTTCGCTCTTAGCTGGTTGTAGTGCTCCCTAAACCCGTCAGCACTTTGGATCACTGTAGACCAGAAAGAGTCACTAAAAGCGGATTTCATTACCACTCGAATATCCTCTATTGTTCGATGATCCTGTCTCCGCATAAGCCTGAAGGTGTTTGCCCATTTCTCCCTGCGCCGCCCTCCAGCAAACTTATGCTTAGGATCAACCTCCTTAATTAAAGTCTCTAGCTCTTTAACTAATTTCATATCCTTGTCCGTAAATTTCAATTTCGGACTAGAAGTATTATTCTCTTTCTCTTTCTCTTTCTCTCTGTTACTTTGGGGCGCACTTTTGCCCGCACTTTCGCTTGTAACTTTTGTTGTAACCTTCTGACGGTATGGTCTTTGCCTAGAGTATTCTGACTGATATTTTTTCCAGTTTATTACCCTCATTTCATTAGTACCGTTGACGATAATTCTGTCTGTTTTTATGAGTCTTTTTTTTATTTTTGTCCACATTTCCGGTGTAATATTGAGCATACTATGAATTTGTTTATCGGTTAAGCCGCACCCGGGGGCTAGGCTGATCACCCCCTCATCTCCGTAGGCTGAATCAGCCGCCAGTGTAAGAATATCTACCCAGATGCCTCTAACCTCCGGCTTTTCCTTCCTAATAGATCCTCTCAGCCATTTTTCGCTGTATATCTTAATCCAGGTTCTTCTACCCATTTAATTCTCTTATCCTTTCTCCGCTATGGTTATCCAGCTCCCTCAAAATCCGCTTGAGTTGCAGGTGGCTAACTTCCTTGAGTCCGCATGCCTCAAGTTGCCCGAGGATGCCCTTTAATTCCGGGATGGAATAGGTCTGTTTAGCCATATTCTTCTCCATCTCTCTGCTGTCCTATCTTTTAGAAATAATATAATCTGTCGTCTTTGTTATTGTCATTCCGTGCTTATTAAGAAACTCTGTCAACTCCATTAAACTCATCTCTGACAAGGGGGATATTCTTCTCTGCTCCCACAGCTCGCTCAATCTATAAACTGGATGTGCCACTAGGAAGTCTAGTATATGACTCTTAACCATTTCCACATACTGCTTGTGTGCTTTCTCCTGTGCTTCCTTTAATGCTTTTGACATCACTCAACCTCCTTCCTTTCTAATATTCCTCCTTTCTCACCTCAGCATCTTCCCAATCCGCCTTTACCGTAGGTGGATATAAGACTATGTGCGTGAGGTTATAAATATAATTATCAATCCAGTCAATGATTGCTTCAGTAACTTGATTGTTGTTCATCTATTTCCTCCTTCCTTGCCCGCCCTGCCGGAGTCCGCCGCCGACCACTCAGCCATTTTGTGATTCCGGTAACTTTTGGGCTTCGCAGGCACAGAGCGGGCTATAATTATCCTTCAAATTTTACTAGGTAAAAGGCTATCAATCTTTTTGACCTGTTTTTTGATTTCGCCTGGTTTGTTAGCAGAGTAACCGTACATTGATATGATTAGCTCCGCATTCCCCGTTATAATTTGTAAGGCATTCCGAATCTCCGCAATTACGTCTGCTTCTACTTTGACTATCATTGTTATCTCCTTCCTTGCTCGCCCTGCCTCCAGATTATTCCCCACCTGCTGGGACTGGAGCGTGTCATTATCAGGGGGCGTTGCTATCGTTGCGGTATAGTGTGCTGTCGTGATAGCGCCTGCCCGCCTGCTCAGGGGCATTAAAATTTTAACAGATGCTTGCCTGAGGGTTTCGTGGAAACCATCCCTGAATGGCTCAGGTGCCTCGGTGCTTACAGGGAAGCACACAGGGTACATTGTCAAACATCTAAAGCCCCGGATGGGGCCTCTCTTTTAGCTTACCCAGCTCGGCTGCTATCCGCCAGCCCCTACGTCTGTAATAGAGCAGTATTGGCTTCCCGTCGGCATCCGAGAATCTCCTGATCTGGCCGTTCTTTCTGGCTGTATATATCATTTTCCACCCAGCTCCTCCGCCAATTCCTCAAACATATCGTCGAATACGGAGTCTATCTTCACCAGGTAATCATCCGAGAGTTCGGCAAAGGCTTTGACCTCATAGTTCTTAGTGAGCCACTCCTCCAAACCGAGTCCCTTCGTCTTTTTACTCACAAACAGCTCCGCAAACCGCTTGCTGAGCCGTCGGATCAGCTTGTTACGGTCGAAGTCCGGATCATTCAGCTTGTCGAATTCATCCTGTTTTGTGGCCTCCGATTTCTTCTTTTCCTGAGGTTTGGACTCTAACCCGTCTTTGGGTTCGCTCCCGTATATCTTTCCCAGCCATCCATCAAACTCATTCTGGGTCGCCTTATTCCACTTCCGGCCAGCCTCAATCAGGCTTTTGGCCACGGCCTGCCCAGCAATCAGTCTTTGCTCCCTCTCTTCTACTGCAGGAGCCCTGAGCACTTTTCCGTTGGGTCCAATGATTATGTAATAGCCGTCTGCTGAGGTCTCCACGCTCCCGGAGGGAGCACGTTGCCCATTCATAAATGATACCTTTCCCCTGGCCAGTCTGCGCTCGTCCTTGTAGATGTCGGCTTTGGCATCCTGGACTCTGATCTTTTTCCCTACCGCTGTCCTGGGGACTGCATCCTCGGCCTTATTGGTTATGAGATCAAGGACTATGCTACCCGTCCCGTCGTCAATCACCACCTTCTGGCTCCAGAAAGTCTCACCTTTCCTCTTGCCTGTCTTTACTTTCCGCTCATATACAGATTTGGCCTCCTTGATAACAGCATCCACAGTGATGTCGGACATCTTGGTGAAGATGCTCTCATCCAGATCTAACAGCTTTTTGATGGTTATGCTGTTGTCGCTCATGGTTCCCTCCTTTCTTTAATTTTTGGATGGATCTCCTTTGTTCGTTGACCCAACCCAATGGTAAGTTTTTTTTCTTCATTTTCCCTTTGTCAATCTGTATAGTTTCCTGAGGGTCTCGAATATTTCCCAATTGTGATCCAACTCCACTACAGCAATTCCTCTTTCCTCAAAACCCTCATCTTCTGATCTACCTATTCGGAGGATCCTAGCCCCCCCGACTGCATATCCATTCTCCTTCAGAAGCTCAAAATAAGCCCCCAACTGGTAGAACATCTCTGGCCAGATTCCTTTACCAGTCTTGAAATCCAGTAAAATAGGTTCACCATCCAGTTTACAGAAGCAATCTACCGTTCCCCCAAATTGAAAAGACTCTGATATTAGAGGGGTCTCTACTATTATTGGTTCAATCTTATGTCCTTTTTCCCATTCAAAATAAGACAGAACGCAATTCTCAGCCTTATCAATATCGTCCTTGCTATATTCAGTCATCGCTTCCAGCTTCACTTTTTCAGGGATTTCCTTTAAATGGCACATAATTAGATAGTGAGCCAATATTCCAATATCAGCCATCTTATCACGGTATTTAGTGGAATCTATTCCCTGCAAGCCCAGATTATTAGCCCATTTTATGAGAGCGGGCTTAGCAAGTAGCCCCGTTATGGTCGTAGTTCCAGGAATGGATCCCCCTTTTCTATTCTTATACCTTATATGCGCTTTAACCTTATTCCCCACTTTCCCCTCCTTCTTCGGTCGTCCCCCTTTCTCTTCTATCACCGCCACCTTATTCTTAGTAAGATCAACCAGTAACATCTTTTACTCCTATTTCTTTAAAGCATTTTCCGCAGAATCCGTACTTCCTCTCCTCGCCTTTCAGCTTTGCCCGGCACTTAAAGCATAATCCCCAAACCCCCTTTTTGCAGAGCTTATTTAAGTCGAGTATTTTTCCCATTTTTTCCTCCATAATTAAGATGATCCCCGCAGAACCCCTCCCGTTTCTCTCTGTTTGTCTCTAGGGGTATGCCACAGTAGAGACAGTATTCCCCGGGGTTCTCGGCGGGGATCCCCTCGTCGAATAGATCTTTACTACGCAGGTTTTTCCTCACCCTTTCCCTCCTTTCTTATTTTAACTCTCATTATTATTGATAATCCTGATAGCCTCCTTAACTGAGGCTTTGACACCCGTATCTTCTCTGAGTTTGCTTATTTCTTTAGAGATAGCTAGCCACCTACTCTTAAATCTTTGCGTGGCATCTCGACCGAGATAACGCTCTATTTCCTGTCTGCAAAGCAGTCTGCCTTGCACCGGAGCCGTAACCAGGGCATTAGCTTCGCATTTCCTCTCACCAATTTGAGCAAGATAATCCTGTACATAGCTCATATAATGGTTGGGGTGTGAAGGGGATGCTAGATTCTTACCTGAGCCAGTAATGAGGTTGTTAATCCAACTCAGGTTATTGGCGATAATAAAGTCATAATTGAGACCGAAGCGGCTTATGGTTAGGTCAGTTGGGTCATAACCCTCTACGCCATCTCCCCAGACAGTGTTTTTAAGATCATCTAAATTTGACCTGAGAAATTCAGATATTCGCAAGCCATCAGGGTCATGGTCTCCGCAGTAAAGCAATACACATCTTAACCCTTTATCTTCGGCTTCCTTAAATCTTCTAGCATATTCTGCTCTCTGGAGCATGGAGCTCCACCCCTTTGAGGTTGCTATCGGGATATGACACTCCTCGCAGACTGGAATGAACAGGCTTTTGAGGTCTACCTTCTCAACCACCATCTGGATATAGTAATCCTCTCCCTCCCACCAGTCAGGGGTATAGTATCTCTCAGCAATCAAGACATCGTTTAGGAAACTCTTTATAAACTCTGATGGGGATAGTTCGACTGGTGTCTCAACGCCTGAGAATTTACGGGACTCTTCCTCTGCCACAAAGTCAATGGGTAAATAGCCTTTCTGTCTGCATTCTTTGTTTATCAGCCGCTCAACCTTACTAAACTCAGCTTTGGTGATGAGACCAAACTGCTCAAGTTGATAGCACCAGCCTCTTGCTGAGATCTTGAAGTCTATTTGGCTCTGTATCCTGGTTAGCTCATCAGCGAAAGCTAGGATATTATCTTCTCTATTTTTGCCCCTCGTTGGTAATTTAAGCATTTTAACCTCTCTCCCTCCTTTCTTATGGCTAGTATGGCCTTTCTAACATTACTGATTGTGGGTGATAAATCATTGCGTCTAAGCCACTTAGATACCTCCGGCCTGAACCACTTTAGCACTGCCTGACTCATCGTTTGACCTCCAGTCCCGTCCCTAGCCTTATCGGCGGGAAGAACTGATCAACCTGATTTACCGTGCCGTCCCTAAAGTGGCGGTAGAAGTTTAGCTTCCCAGGAGACCTTCTAATTTTTTTCTCCCGTCCCTTTTTGCGTTTTTTCATAATTACCCCCTTTTATAATGAGTCTCAATGAACCATCCGGCCATTTGGCGAAAGCAAATCCCCCAGCTTTCCCGAATTTTCCCCCCGCTTTCTTTATAAGTCCCTGGATGTCCTCAATACGGTTGACTTTCAACTTATTCATCGAACTTTACAGTCCTCCTTGGTGATCTTCACCGCCTCCTTGCTCAGTTCCAGCTTTATGAGATCCCGTAGCCTCCCCGTCTCTTCGTTGTATCGCTGGGGCTCCACCTTGCCCTTGCGGTTGTAGAACAGCAGGAGAAGCTCATCGATCCTCTCATCATTCCCTATGAATACAAATTGGAGGGTCTCCTCATGGTCAGTCCTCTCCACTTTCTCAAGTTTGACATTGCCAGAGCACATGAGATAGGCCGCTAGGTGAAGATCCTCAGTGGTGAATCGCTGGATCTTGTTGTTTTTCATACCTATATCTCCTCCTTTATTTTCCTCAAACTTCTTTGGGGTACTGTAGTTTCGTGTCCGTGTTTTAAGCGAATTAACACATTTCGAGGAGCACCTTTTACATAGCCCGGTTGCCTTATGACTTCGACTATACCGAGTCGGGGGTGTCTGTATCTCTTCCCCTCCATATTCCTCTTTTTAACAAGGATGATTTTCCATCTTTTTTCTAGTTGTTTCATTTTTGCTAATAGGGTCACGTGAACATAATAGTCTTTTTGATGTAGATACGGTACTGTTGGAAACCATTTCTTGTTTTTTACGTAATCTTTCAATTCCTTCCATGCCTGTTTATAAAACATCTACGTCTATCCTCCTTGTTTTTCTCCCCGCCCTGCTCCTGCGGGCGAGCCAGGTCTCGATGTCCCTCTCCCTAAAACGCACAGCGCCGCCGAGCTTCATATACGGAACGTAATTATCGTGAACCCAGCCGTAAATGGTTTTTTTGCTGATTTTGAGGATTTGGGAAAGTTCCTGGATGGTGAGGAGAGAGTTCAAGGATCGCTCCTGATATGATAAACTGTTATCATAATTATAGCCAAAAAATTATCCCTGTCCAGTAACGTTCTGAGAGACTTGTCTATACCGCTCAATAATAGTATCGAGCATATTAGAGAAATTTCGATTTTCTTTCTTAGCCAATTTCTCTACATACTCAGCATTTTCAGTCTTGATATTAATTCCCTTCATTGTCTTTTCTATGGTTTTAGCCATCTTTTGTCACCTCTATTATATTATAACACATTTTCAAAATTTGTCAACCCCCCCAGTGTGGATTGTCTTAATTGTCTCAATTCCGTTTAGAAGGCTAATCCCAATCATCATTATATATTATAACACATTTTAAAACTTTGTCAAGTACCCAGGGTTGACTTACTAAAATAATCATTTATAATAGACTTGACGAACAACAAATACCAACACGAACATGAACAAAAAGATGGATAAACAAAAAGAAACAATAGGGAAAATTGTCAAAAATGCCCGCCTTGAATTAGGTCTTTCCCAGGGAGAAGTAGCCCAAAAAGCATCAATCCAGCAATCGTATTTGAGTCGGATAGAAAGAGACGAAGGAAGACCTTCCACTGTCTATGTCATTGAAAAGATTGCTTCTGTCTTAAAATTAGATGCAAAAAAACTTATAAAACTTCTCGAAATTGAAAGATTTAAGTATGAACAAGGACGTTTAGATAATAAAAGAAAGGGCTTAGGTATAAAAGCTGAATCCTCGCTTTCCCGCCCCATTCCTATCCTCTCCGAAATTCCCGCCGGACATCCTAAAGATTACACAGACCAAGATTATCCTCCCGGAATAGCCGAAGACTATTTTGAGTTCAAAATTGACGACCCCAATGCTTTCTTCTTAAGGGCTGAGGGAGATTGTATGTCTCCCTATATTATAGCTGGCGACCTTTTGCTTGTATATCCGAATGACAAGGCAGGAAATGGGGATGTCGTTATTGTTAAAAATAAGAAAGGGGAGAAAGAAGTTAGGCGTATAACAATCCAGCCCGACCAGATTGTCTTAACAGCAGAAAATTCAGCTTATCCGGTAATAATCTGGAGAAAGGAAGATGAGCCAAAGATCATTGGAAGAGTCAAAGAGATTATAAGAAGGAGATAAGATATAAAGCCTAAAAACAGAAAGAAAATTCTAAAAGAACTTAGTAAGAGCGGAAAGCAAACCTTAAAGAGATATAAGAAATCCGGGGTAGTAGCAGTGGAAGTCCTTCCTGCTGATGATGCATGCGATGCCTGTCAAGAATGGAAAGGCAAGAAAATACCATTAAAAAAGCTCTCAAAAAGCCTCCTTTGCCGATTAAGAATTGTCATAATGAAGCATATGGTTATTGTCGCTGTTGCTATATTTCTGTTATGGAAAAATAACTTTAGAGAGATAAAGGAGATTATTGGGAGGAGGTAAGTAAAATGAAGTGTGTGCTAATTTTTCTTAGTCTCTGTATTTTTTCTATGGTTTTAGGTTCTGCTAGTTTTGGACAGGAGATTGATCTTTTAGATTATGAGCCAAAGGAAAAAGAACCTATGCTCGGAGTAGTAGCAGCTTGGCTTTTACCATCATTAGGACATGCTTATGCACAAGCTTGGTGGCCCCGAGGGGCAATATTTTTAGGTCTTGATATAGCAGCTTTCTTTATAGCTCTTCAATCAAATAGCATAATAGGGGCCGTGCCTCTCATCGGATTTAGAGTTTGGGAATGTATTGATGCTTACTTAGCGGTTGAGAAATATAATCAGAAATTAGCCCAAAAATATGGAATTCAATTGTCAATATACCAAAATAAACCTTATGTGTATCTTCATTACAGATTTTAATTAAGAAAGAGTTAATACATTTTTACCATATTTTTGCCAATTAAGTATTAATCATTTACAAAAAAGCCGAGGAGGATCGGTGAATGATAGACAAAAAAATCAGGAATCGCGTTTTAAAGGTTGCCCATGATGCTAAAAAAATGGGAAAAACACTTGGAATAGATGCATGTGAATTAGCTGATGAATGGAAAGAGGATAAACAGAAAGTCATTTCTGCTTGTAAACATCTAGTTAAAGAAAGTTTGTTAAAAGGAGCTTATCCTGGAATGGCTTCTAGTGACCGGTTTGTGATTACCGACAAGGGACTGAGGGAATATGAAAGGACGTAGTCAAATTATTTCTCTTTCATCTTCTCAAACTGCGCAGCATTTCTCTGGTAAAAAAAGCTATTGACAAATTTTACTTGGTATGTAAATTAGGGGGTAAGGAGGTAAAGAATATGAAGAGCAATAAATCAAGCATTGAATTTGAAGTCCAAATATTCATTGAGTCTGACGAACCTGGATTTCATGCTTATTGTCCTGCTCTCAAGGGTCTGCATACTTGTGGAGACACCCAAGAAGAAGCCCTTAGTAATGCAAAAGATGCAGCTATTGCTTACCTGCGCTCACTAATTAAGCATGGTGACCCAATCCCAGTTGGCATCAAGCAATACAAGACTATCAAGGAGCGGCTTCCTCTTCTTAAAAACCATAACAAGCGTCATGCCAAAGATCTAGTATTAACACTTTCATGAAATTCTCTCCTCATGTCTGGAGTCAACTCAAAAACAAAGGCCCCAAAGACCTAATCTCAGCTCTAAATAAGGAATTAGGTAAACCAGATGAAATAAAAGGAAATGAGTATGTATATCGGTTTCCAGACGGAAGACACGTTACAATACACTATCACTCCAGAAAGCGTTATGGGCCTAAGCTACTAAAGGAATTACTTCAAGACATAGGATGGACAGAAGAAGATATGCGCCGTTTAAAGCTCATTAAGTAGAGGAATGAAATTGTGAAATTCTTACCACATTTTTGTCAAATCTTAACCATTAAGTAGTATAAATTTGTAACGGAATTGTAACATCTGTAACCAGATTTTTGACAATTTTCGTCTAAAATAGGGTAAACTCGTAACTCACAAAAATAAGGCAAATGCAGAATAGGAGCAATATTGTAGGCTTCTTAGGTATCCGAGCAAACATTATCATTAGTTTCCTCGCACCGCCATAGCAATTGGGAAACATAGACTCCATCAGCATAAACAAGAATCGGATTATTGATGTCACTATTCTGTCACAATGGGTGTAATTCGCAAGAGGGGAAGAACTTGGTATATTGACTATATGCTGGACGGGAAGCGGATTGTAAAGGCAATCGGAAAATCCAAGCAAATCGCCCAGCTCGCCCTCTCCGACATCGAAGTCAAAATTGCCAAAAGGCGGGCTGGCTTCTTCGTCTCCGACAAAAGGATAGCCGACTACATCCCCCAGTTCCTCTCCCATGTCAGAGTCCATGTCAAGCCCTCCACGGCCTTACGCTATGTCCAGATCATCAACCATCTGTCCGACTTCCTGGACATGCTGGAGGACCCCCTAGTAAAACTCTCCCAGATCACCCCTCCCCTCATCGAGCAATACAAACTCCACCGCTTGGGCTTCGTCAAGCCCCAGACGGTCAACTATGAGCTCACCTGCCTGCACCACTTCTTTAGATACGCGGTGGAGATGAAGTACATCCAGTCCAATCCCACCCAGGAGATCAAAAAAATCAGGAAGCCCCAGAGGAAAGCCCCCCGGTTTCTCACTCAAGAGGAAATAGCGAGATTATTGACCAAAGCTAATCCCAGCTTAAACAATATAATAAGATTTCTCTTAAACACAGGACTGAGGTGGGGGGAGCTCCGCTCTCTCGAGTGGAATGATATAGACTGGAACGAGAGGGTGATTCACATAAGGATAAAGGAGGACTGGAGCCCAAAGGGAGGGGAGAGGAAGATCCCGATGAATAATACCATTATATCTATAGTCAAGTCTCTCCCGAAACGAGAAGACTTTATATTTACCACCAAAACAGGCTCGCAGGTGAGGCAACAAAGCACATGGACGGCCTTCAAACTAGCCTGCCGGAAGGCAGGGATTGAGAATGCGACGCTTCATTCTCTTAGACATACTTTTGCCTCACATCTAGTGATGGCGGGGGTGGACCTGGCGACGGTGAGTAAGCTATTAGGGCATAAGGATATTTCGACCACGATGATATACTCCCACCTCTCGCCAAATCACCTTCAGCAGGCGCTTGAGAAGTTAAGGCTGTGAAAATACGCACAGGGATACCGCAAATCGGTGAGTTCTTGCCTTGGGGTAGGGGATACTACTCTTGGATTTTTATGGCAGTGAACAAAAACTGCAAATAGCTGATATGTCTGCAATCTACTTAAAGTCAAGCTGATTTTTTCTCCCTAAAGAAATATAACTTTCCATGCTGAGCAGACAGCCTCAGCTTGGCTACCCAACTCGGGGGATTATGGATAATGCTCTCATCTATGTAATAGAGAGCCCCGCCGGTGTTATCCTGGACCTGTCTCCTCAAAACAAGGTAGGCGGCTATGTAGCACTCCAGCCAGATGTCGACACTCTCATACTTCAAGGGACTGTGTATCTTTTTGTAATTGACATTTTTCCTGCGCCAGCAGGTGAACTGCCAGGGCTTGCGCACTACGTTGGGGATGGTATAGCCGAAGTAATACCGATGGGCTTTCTTGCGGTTGACAATCACATGGACTACGCCAAGCTTGGCATTCCACGGTTCCCCCCTGGCTTCGCCGAATACTGTCTGCGCAACATAAATCACATCCGGATCATCCTTGCCTGCGGGCAAGGGGATTGCAGTAGCCATGATAAGACCCCCTAACGTTGCTATGATAATGCTGGTTTTTAGTATCATTGCGATGCGGGGCGGGGAAAACCGTCTGTGAGATTAAAAGGAGGAAAGCCTCACAGAGGAAAAGCCGCCCCGCCTAATTATTCTGGTCTAAATTCAAATGAGAAGCCCCAATAGAATTCTCCTTCGCAAAGATAAAAAGCAGGTCGGAATCTCCTGAACATCTCCCACATTCCACCGACAAGAGTTAGCTCGTACTCAACTCCTATGAACCATCTTGCTGGTTCTTCATTACCAAACACAGCTCCCCCAACCACATTGAAGTTTTGTTTTGGAATGTTCTCAAAGAGAGTCACTTCTGCTCCGATCCTTCCATTTCCATGTTTTCTGTTGAACATCAGTACTGGTTTTCCCGTTTTCGCTAATCGAGCGAGAATCTCCGCCACATAGTCAACTCCCTCATCAAGATAGTGAATAACATTAACTGGCTCTGATTTTATTGGCTCCGTTTGAAGTCGTTTTTCATTCGCTAGGACTATTGACTGACCAACAAGCATTACCAATATCAGAATGCCTACCACATATCTTTTCATAACCTTTTCCTCATTACCATTTTGATAATTTTCCCAAACAACGCTCCACCCGCCTCGATTACTTCTAGCCATTCCTTTCTCAGTTTCTCTGCATCTTCCTTGGTCGGCTCTTCTTTACTCAAGAATTCATCAAGAGCCAGGAAGCCTTCACCTAGTTCTTTACAGAAAGCACGCAGTTCAGCTTTTTTCCCTCCTATATAGGACACCACGACACCCGCCACAATCAGTATTATCCATAACATTGTGTTATCCATCTGTTTCTCACCTCCTACATATCATACGCGGCCCACGCCGTATGAAGAATTTTCATAAAATAGTCTAACTCAATGTAACCGAAACCTTCAGCTCCCCAGTATTCGCCCCAGCTATTCTTAATCTTGACGAACTTATTATCATATGCTACGACCAGCACTGCGTGGTAGCCGAGAATCCTAGCGAAGCAGCAAGGTTTTTTGATAATGCCATCTTCTCCTACAGAGAACCAGGTCGAGTAAACTGCCATGCCCACTGCTACTGGCCCAGTCTCGTGCAGCCCCCGCTTAATCAATCGAATGTCTTTCCTGGGAATTACCAAGCTGCGATATTTTTCAATGCGATATTCATAGGCATCTTCGGCTGCTTTTATATCTGGCTCCCCCTTTTCTCCGGGGACGTATGGCCAGAATTTTTCTTCGCAGATGCCATGTTGATACAAGGCTTTCATGGCTCCCCGAATGCTCGTGCCTTCATAGTCTATGCCAGGCCATTCGTCATGCTCTTTAGCCCACTCATAAATCCACCGTTCAGATAAGTCGAATGATCTACCGTATTGTTTCCATTCCTGAAATTCCTTGAGGGCAGTTACAGCAAAGCCCACGCAAGAACCCTCATTCCCCTGGTCTCTAATCTGAGTAAGCTGTTCCGTCCAATCGACCTTTTTAGGTAAATCGTAATCTGGTATCGGCACAAATAAATCTCTCTCATCTGGCGGTTCAGGTCTATAACCTAAACGATGTTCATTCATTTTTTCTGTACCTCCTCTTTTTTATCCTCAACCCACACTCCTTTGTCGTTCTCCTTGATGTTGTGGGCCATCTGATAAAAAACTTCTATTCTTTCAACGTGATAATGTATGTTGCGAAGTTCAGTTAGTATCTGTTCTAATAATTGTTTTTGTCGCATTTAATTTATCTTCTTTTGAAGTTCTTTGACTTTCTCTTCCAACTTTTTTCCCATCTTGAGAAATTCATCTTTATGGATTTTCTTTTGTCCGCTTGTTAAGCTTAATTTTTCTGACCACCTTTCAGCAATAAATACTGCTTCCCGAAACTCTACTGTCAGATCCCAGATCTCATGGCAGATTTGTTTGATCTCCTTTAGGTTTGTTGTCATTTATGCCTCCTTGACTTTTCCCTATTTTTATGCTAAATTTTAGACTATGATAAGAATTGTTATCTGTATCTTAATATCGCTAATTTTCTTAAGCCCTAACATCGTTTCGGGAAAGAGCAAAATAGTTGACTTCTCTCTTGGCTGTGCAACAAGTCTTCTAATCCACGAGGCAGCCCACTGGATAGTCGGAAATACTACGGGTGAATTCACCTTTGAGCCCGATAAAAATGGGTGGCCAGTAGCAATATACGAAGGGGACAATGAGGGTCTGTTCAAGACAGCTTCAGCGGGGTTCATGAGTACTCTTCTCTTACGAGAATATTATCTTCAAAAGAGGCCAGAGGGGGACATTTGGCAAGGGATATTCTGGGGTTCGGTCTGCTTCGACCTTCTTTATTGTTTGGAAGACGGTGGCGATTTTCGGTTAATGAGCCGATCATCCAGAGTTAGTGTAGGGACGTTGCATACGATTTTGGTCACTTTGACTGCGTTGGACATTTACAGATATTATCACAATGAAAGGGGAATTTCGTTTTCAATTCTCCCGAAAGCTGTCAGTTTTGGTCTCGTGCTGACTTTCAAGTAAATTGAGAAAGAGCAAATCAAATAACTATTTATTATCTTTTATGCGGTATCCACCCCAAAGGGAAATTCCTCCAATATCTTTCTTCCAATCTTTATGCCCAACATCAACAGAGCTTATCCTACCCTCAACAAAGAAATGGTCCTTAAAATTGTAGCCTGCTATGATATGAGGGCCAAAAGCCGGATAGCCTATGGTTCTATTTACCCCCCACGTTCGCCCCACTATCTTCGCTGTATAAACTCCCAACCCGATGCCAAAGTAGGCTTTTTTCTCTGGATTAGGAAAATAGAGGAGATTGATAGTAACAGGCATTACCTTCCAAGTTGCGTCCATCAAGGGTAATATAGCCCTAGATTTAGAGGAATATTCGAATCCACCTGAGATACCGTAAGGCTTTCTGGGAAATAGATAGGAGCACTCAATTCCAAAACTGGATATGCCTCTAAAAATATCCCTTGCATCTGAATCACTTGGCACGAATAGACCTAACTTTACCCTGAGTTCAAAATGAATTGCATTCTCTTTTGTCTCTTGGGCAAAAATAGGCACACTTAAAAATATCCCTAATGCTGTTACCAAAACCAAAATCTTTTTTACCATGTTATTCTCCTTTTTTTTAAGCTGTTAAATCTGCCTTTACTAAAACATGGGCTGCGATTCTTGTTAATTTGTTACTCGTGAATTTTATTTGTTTGATCCCTACTCCGCTAACGTGGGCGGTAATATCTATGTCTGTTTGATTGCTTGCATATTGTCCTATCGAACCGCCGTATCCAGCTCCGTTGTCCACATATACATTGATCGTGGGTGACTCTGCTTTTTCATAAATCCCGAAAGTTAGGCTATGGGTGTGATTACTGACCGTATGAGTATGGGATGGACAATAGTGCGTATGAGAGCCACTACCGCTGATATTAAGATTATGAGAATGATCACCAGCACCATAGGTCGTATCCGTTGTTTTCCAATAGTCATGCGTATGGACGCCGTCTGGTTCAGGCCCACCCGTATCCGTATTTATAAAACCTACTGTGTGGCTATGAGTACCTCCACTAGCAGTTGACCCAGGATGGCTGTGAGATTTTGAACCGCTGGTCTTCCCCCCGCCGCTCGGCGTAGTATGCCCCCCTCCCGACGGCACTCCCTTTGCATAAGCCCTGAAGTTCCTTATCTTGAATGAGAGCTTAACGTTCACTATGGCCGTCATCTCCGAGACAATCTCAAAGAGCATTTCTAGGGGATATGTAGCATCGAGCGAGTCCTGATCCGAGAAGACGTAGGTATTGCGAAGCTCGTGGTAATGCTCGGCCCAAATGCTGTTTGCCCTCAGCATGGGGGTCTCTATGGCATCCCTCCCGATGTGGGTATGCTTTATCCCCCCCTGCTGGATTCCGGCCCCGCTTGAGAGGTCGGCATCCCTTGAGAGTCCGGCGATGGCGAACTCCTGCAGCATCCTTCGCTGTTTTAATAGCTCGTCGGCAAAGGATTTTGCCATCTCACCCAGCTCGAAGCTAACTCCCAACTTCATATCCGGGCTCAGGCGGTATCTCGTAGCTTTTATGGGATAGTCGAAATACGAACCACCGTCCTGGCTGGTGAGCCTGATCTTGCCCCGTGGGAGAATCTTCTCGCTAATGGTGTCTAATTCAAGGACTCCCCGTCTGATCGGGTCTTTTACCTTGTTCAGTTTGGAGGTTGCCCAGCGGGTAATGTCTCCCACCTGCCACTCGTAAACCTCAAACCTGTTCACTCGCCAGTGATATTCCTTCCCCGCCGTCAACTCCACCCTTACATACCTGCCTATCGTCGGCACGAAAGTAATCATCACATCCGCAGTCCCGAAGTCCTCCACTGCGGCAAATACTTCTATCTCTTCTCCAGTAAAGTCCCCTGTGGAAGAGATTAGGATTTTGAACCTGTCGGCATATGAATAGTTTTTTTCCTTTGCAGAGTTTGCGGAATCCACCCTCACTTTTCCGAGATAATTTTTCACTGCTCCTAAGTCCACTTGGATGTAATGCCCCACCCCCTGGTTAGCCCCGCTGTCCCATTCCGTCGTGGAGTTGCCATCGGTCATGTTTACGGGCGTTCCTGCGACCGGGTATGTCGTGGGGGTTATTGCGAAAGCAAGATCGCTCCCGAAGCCTGGGATGCACTCAGGCAATTGTAAGTTGTCCCTGCGGATTCCGTACTTCTCCTGGGAGCTCCCCATGCCTGAATCCTTCACTGTGAGAAGATAGTTATCCCCGCTCGTCATCTCACCCACAAGGACATCATACTCGTTGATAATTTCGTCCAATTCCTCGTCAGGTTGGAAGAATCTCACTCCCTTCCCGATCCAGTATCTTTTAACTATCTCATTGGAGATCGGCCTATAATAAAACTCCTGCTCTTCATCAACTCCGATCTCATAATCAGTCGCTATCGTTTTCAGGTCGTTAAATACAGACTTCGCCTTTTTGCGATTCCACTCTAATTGAACACACGAATAAGGAGGATCGGTTGGTATGATTTTTGATGAACTCATTTATGCCGCCTTCTTTATGTCAGTCTTTCCGATAATGTAATTATCGAGAATGTCTTCTGTAACCACAGAAAGCTCATCCCCTATATAAGTCTCCTTGATAGTCTGCCAATTTGCTTGTTCCCAGAACCCCCATCCCCGGTACTCGTAAGTTGCCTTAGTCCCTATTTTCGGCAGTTTCGTAATATAGCCCGTAAACCATTTCTCCTCATAGAGGTAAATCTCGCACTTGTAGTTGTAGTCAAGGCTCAAATCCTCGGATGTAGTAAAGCCAAAGAACCCGCATCCCCCGTCCTGCAGAAACTCGAACTCCAAGCCCGGGTTGATCAGAGGGAAGTTCTGGGTCTTGGAGGAGATGATTCTCACGAGATTGTCGTCCCTGTCGTAGAACTTCAACTCCACGATGAATTTGTAGACCTTCGCCTCGTGTATGGGAATGAAGCCAATTTTCTTTAGAAGAATGCCGTATATAATCGAGGTGTGCGAAGGCGTGAAACCAAGTTTTAATGCGTGAGACCCGAAAGTTGTGGAGCTGTGGGATGGCACAAAGCCGAGTTTTAACTCACATAATAACCCTAAAGGACCCAGCACTGATGATTGAACAAAGCCCAGTTTTATCAATTCTGTACTACGAAGCTCTGATATATGAAGGGGAACAAGGCCGAGTTTTTTTTCAGACGCTACGCCTAGTGCTCCAAATATATCATCTAGATAGAATATATTAGTCAGACCATAAGAGAGAGCAAAGCCTAGCTTTTTTAATAAAGTCCCATAGACTACAGAACTATGAGATGGTATTAAGCCTAGTTTTAATGTTTGCGCGCCGTAGAGGTCTGAGGTATGGGATGGGACAAAGCCAAGTTTTAGTTCATGTACTAGCCCGAAGGGACCCAATACTGAGGACTGAACTAAACCAAGTTTTAGAGCATGTGAGTCATAAGTCGTGGAGCTGTGGATGGGCACTAAACCAAGTTTTTTTTCAGACGCTACGCCCACCCCTGCAAATATATCATCAAGATAAAATGTATTATCTGGCACTACTTCCCCCTTTAATCAGCATTTACTATTGTTATAATAATCTGGTCAATAGCGTCTTTATCTGCGTTAGCCACCCCCGATATATTCCAGACCACTTTCTGCCAGGTGTTAGCCGCTAGTATATTGGGCGTAATTTCTGTCGTAACCCCTCCGCTGTCGTGAATCCCAATCTTAATATTTTGCCCCGTTCTTGCGGAACGAATCCAAAATTCAATGGCATTTTGGCCCGACAAATCTATCGTCGGGTCTACTGTGCGGGTGAGGGTGTCGTTTAAGCTATCGGTTGCTTTGGCTATTCCCTTTAGTGAGTAAGTCCCTTCCACTATGATGGTGGATTCGGAGTAGCATTGAGTATGCAGGGCATATATTCTAAAATAGGGTATATATAGATTTGTATAGATTATCCAATTAGTAGCATGGTCAGTACTTGTGCCGTTTTTCCCCGTTCCGTCGTTATCTCTTGTCCATTCCCAATAGTTGTCATTTGCCTGATCGGGAATATAACAAACTAACCAATATGTACCTGCTGGAAGAGTAAAGGGAGCAAAGGAACATTTATTCCAAGCTGGTTGAGAGATGCTTGCATTGGCTATTGTCCCGGTGGCATTGGCATGAGCAAGAGTTCCAGAGGGTTCTCCTCCAACCTCTGTCTCAATACGAAAAGTCATGTCGCCAGCGGGAGCACCAATTACACCCTCTAAATAAATTGATGCGGCTGAGCAAATTATATCACCAGACGTGATAAATTGTACGCTCTTCCAATAATCAATTCCGCTGTCATCTCCTATTCCATGAATAGCATCCCCTCCAGTTTCAAAATTTTGGTCTACAACATCTGGGTCATTACTCACATAAGCCTCCTGAGCTAGCTTATGAGTTGGATATTCCATCAAATCGAGAGTTACTGGCATAATTCCTCCTTAGACATTAAAATAAACTTCTTTCTAAAGCATCTTTTTTTGCTTTTAAGCTGACTCTTCTGTTTCTAATTTAAACGTTAGGTCATACTGTTCCCCCTCACCCAAAACCACATCGTCAATCACAACCCGGCACATAAGGTCGCCGCTTGCGTATTCGGTGTTGTTCTTAGTAACGCAATATTCCTTGATGGTGTCGGCGGTCAGGGTGCCGTTAATCTCGGCATAGGTGAACGAGTGGTTGAAGACCACCTTATAACTCGCCTCGTATGTGGGGGTCACGGTCACGTAGATAGCGTTTCCTACTAGCACGTGCTGGGTTGCAACAGCGGGGGTATCGTCATCCCCCACGCCCATCCCTAGCCAGTTTGCAGGGTCAGGTGAACTAATATTACCGATTGCCTTGACTACCTTCTCCAAAAAGTCATTTAATAGACAACTACTTGTTACTGCCATTTTACTTACCTCCCTCTTCTTTCAAATCTTTTAGTTCGTTGATGATAATCTTTATTGCTTCTAGGGTTAAACTATCCCAGTTGATTTTTTCTCCTTCAATCTTCTCATAACACTTCCTCTGAGCTTGGGTGATAGAACTCAAAAGTGTCAATCTCTCTTCTTGCCTCTTTTTTCTTTCCATTAATTCTCCAGCTACCTCTTCCAAACTCATTCCCTGGACATCTATCCGCTTTATATTGCCTTCCTTGTCGTAATGGATGCCCAGTATTTGCATCTTATAACCCGCTTTACTTCCCATCTTAAAACCTCCTTTATAAGTATCTCTTCCTAAATTTAAACTCGCAAACATTAGTCCCTGGTGTACCCGTCAAAGTTACAACAATTGAGTTATTACCACTCTTCAACTCAAAGAACGTCCCTGAAAAATGAGCTATGTCGTCAGCCGTATCCAGAGTGCAGGTTGCATTTTTACAGTCTATTTCTACTACTTTACCGACAGTTAATGCACTGGCCGGCTCGTATTCAAAGTATTTACTGCTATCAGTAGAGTTCTCTATCTTGATTTTCGTGATACTAGCCCCCGCCCCTACTGTGAACGTGATTATAGGACTACATTCTATATCCCCTGCGTTGTTGACCGTGAAGCTTTCCGGCGACTCGTCCACCGTGTGCGGGTCTGTGGTCTCGTCCTTGTAGTATCGAAGGGGGTCAACACAAATAAATTCAATTTCTACCTCAACCACAGTAAGCATCCCGAGATAACCCATATCAAAATTCCTGCATTCTATATTATAAAATTCATTGGCATTTTGAGTCCCGTAGAGCCTCAAATTTTTCGTATAACAGGCTTTCGTCATCAATTTACGCTCGGTCTCCATCAGGGCCTGGCTCACCTTTTTAAAAATGCCGTGGACTATCAGCGCCCGGGAGGTTATTTTTTGGTCGCCAGCGATTACCCCACCGTGAGCACTCACCCTCTCCTCTGTGTCCATGCGTGCAGTATAAGGTTCATCAATGAGCTCTATCCCCGAAGGAAAGGTATATATAGTTGTGTTTCCAGTGTCTTTTAGGATTACCGACATTAGATGCCCCTTATCTTTTTCTCTATGGTCTTGGTCATGGTATCTTCAACCAAACCTACTAATTCCTCGACATCCGCTTTGGTGTTCAGGTTCTGCACCCTCATTACTACTGCCCCTCGTTGGAAGGTTACATTTCCTCCTCCCCCAGCCTTTCCACCCGCTCTCCACTCCCTCGCCTGCCGAGGATTAAGGATCGCCTCTTTTTTATGAACAATAACGGGCATAGTTCGGGGAATGTAGGGGATCCCTATTTGAGCAGTAGGGATTGAGGGAGCGTGGTAACTTCCGAAGATGTCGAAATACTGAGTGCCAATCAAAGGGATTGAGGGCATGTGGAGTATGCCCCAAATATCAAATTCAATGTCCTCGGGGATCTCTTTGAGCTTGGCGTTGATTTTATCCACCATATCGTTTATGGCATTGATTATATCCTGGGCCATGTCCCTTATGGCCTGAACTATCTCATCAGTCATCGTATTTATCGCACTAACCATACCTCTTGTTGCTTCCTCTATCGCACCTGCCATATCCTCCGCCGCATCTTCTATGGCCTCCGCTGTGCCCCTCATGGCATCCTCCATCGCCTCGGCTGCTACTTCTGTGGAATCCCTCATCTCCTCGTTGGCTTCTTCTACCGTTTCCCTGGTCTCATCGGTTGCTGCTTGCTTTCTTCTTTCGGCATCCTCATAAGCTTCCACACTTTCCTTATAGTTTTCCAACATCTGGTCGAGTTCCGCCTCTAGTTGTCTAGCTCTTGCGCTATGCCCGTGTTCTTCTCTTTCTATCTTTAATTCAAGGAATTTAATCTCAATTTCGGTAAGAGCTATTTTTCTTCTGAGAAGTTCACTTTCTCTTCTGTAGCCTTCCTCTATCATCTCTAATCGAGAAACTGCTCTGTCTTTATCCCTCGCTGCTTTTTCTGCTTCCGATTCTTCAGTCTTGGAAATTTCCCCTCTCTCAATTTTTCCTCTAGTCTCAGCAGAGAGATTCAATAGCTCATCAAGGCTCAATTCTCTCAGCATTCGATAATCATAATAATTATCGAGCTCTGCGATCAGCTGCTCCCTGGTGCTTTTTTGCAGGTCAATCTGGGACTGGTACAGTCCCTCTAATTTATACTGGGCATCCTCGATTGTTTTTGATATGGCCAGGCCTGCTCGATTAAATTCTGTTTCTAGCATGTCTGTGAAGCCTCTTATGTTCTCTCCCATTTCCATTGTAGTATGCGCAAAATTTCTTCCAATCCTGCCCCAAGCGGTCTCGAAATGCCTAGTCGTCTCCCTTATTCTAATCCCCAGAACTTTGACAACTGTAACAACTCCTGCTACAGCCAAAGCTACCTTGTTTCCAGCTTTAGCAGCTTCTATCGCCCATTCGATGAAGGCTTTTATCACGGTGCTATACACGGCATCGGCGAGGCTATTTAGGGCAGACGCTACAGATTGCATGCCAGCTATAATGCTGACAACTGCATCGACAAAAGCAGACTTTATACTAGAAACAAAACCATCCCATATCTTTTCAATGTCTGTCTTCCACATATTCCATCTATCATACGATTCTTTCAAGTTTTTCTTCTCTTCATCACTCAGATTTTTCCACCACGCCACAAACTCATCCAAATTTCTTAATCTGAGACCCTTTACTCCATTAAAAAATTCATTCCAATTCTCAAACCTTTTTTCCAGCTCATCTCTTAGTTTTCGAGTTCCCTCTTCTTCTTTTTGTTTTCTGAACGCTGCAACCCATTCTTGTATCTCTTTTTCAGTCCAACCTTCTTCTCTATATTTTTTAATTCTCTTATCAATTTCAATTTTTAAAAGAGCGGTTTCGTCTTTCATTAACCTTGCCATTTCTTCACGAAATGCTAACTCAGCAGCCTCTCTTTTTTCCAATGCTTTCTTGTGTTCTTCCGCTTTCTTTTCCGCCTCATCCTTAGCTATTTTTTCTCTCTCCTCAGCTTCTTCTTTTTCCTTCTTGGTTTTCTCCTCTTCAAGCTTAGCATGACGAGCAGCTATTAACTTCTTAATAAGTTCATCGCTAACATTACTTTCCTTCAGTCTTTTTATATAGTCATCAAAGGCTTTCTGTTCTATTTCCTTTCTTGTATGAGTAAAACTGAATACTTTACCGGTAACCTCTTTCTCTAACCTTATACGTTCCTTAGCTGCATCTTCTGCCAGCTTCTTCTTTTTCTCCGCTTCTTTTTCAGCTTCCTTTTTCCTCTTCTCAGCTTCCTCTAGCTCTTTTTTGGTGATTTCTTCTTGAATCTTAGCTCTACGAGCCGCAATAAGTTTCTGAATCAGCTCCTCGCTAACTCCCAGTTCCCTTAATCGTTCCATTCTCTCGTCAAAAGCCTTCTGGTCAATTTCCATTCTCGTGTGAGTCAGTTCGAAAATCTCTTGAGTTAATGCTCTTTCTGCTTCCGCAATCTCTTCAAGTCTCTTCTTTTCCTCCTCACTAAGTTCCTTAGTTTTCCCCTTGAGATCCTCCAAAGCTCCACCAGCAGTTATGCTCGCACCGACAATTGTATTCCCCATTTCATTAGCAGCATCGGTAACCTTCACGAGCTCGGCATCAACTGCCGTAAGCTTTTCCTTCAGAATTCCTTTGGCTTTGTCCAGATTAATTCCTATAAGGTTTGGAATTTCTGTAACCGTAGCCTCGAATCCTTCAAGAAGAGGAGTCCAGTCAGGCGGCTCAATCTTCTTCAGCCAGTTCTTAGGATTGAGTTTAGCCCCAAGGTACTTAACCCAATTTGCTATATTAGCCCCTAAATTCTTGAGAATCGTCCCCACGGCAGAAACAATATCTCTAAAAACATTAGGAAATTCAACGCTGAGCCAGCCAAGGAAGGTACCAATATTCGCACCAACCGCCTTAAAAACTTCTGCAACCACCCTGCCGAAGAACTCAAGATAGGCTCCTGTTTTTTGTATAGCTCCTCTAAATTGCTCATTAGTCTTGTAAAAGTAGATAAAGGCCGCAGTAGCTGCTATTATTGCAGCCGTGACCCATCCTATAGGGCCAGTGGCAACATGGAAGGCAACTCCAATTGCCGTGATAAGAGGCGGCAAACTAGGTAACATTATAAGCAACGGACCAAGAACTAAAAGCAGACCTCCTATTACCGCTGTAGTTTTGACTATTACTCCCGCAAGCACTGGATGTTCTTTTGCCCAGTCTGACATTCGCTTCACAATCTCAGTAATCCGCTCAATCAAGGGAGTTACCATTGGCAAGAGCCTATCACCTATCTCCGAAGCCAAAACGCTTATTCGTATCTTTGCCTGATTGAAGGCGAATCCGGCTTTATTAACACCTTCTGTCTGCTCCTTGAAGGCTATATCAGTCTGGTCTGTGACATCCATCATAGCTTTGAGCTTTTGAGTATAGGTATCGGCTTGCGTTCCAGTCAAGGCCAGTGCTAATGTCTGGCCTTCTATCGAGGAAATGTATTTCTGTAGTGGCATATTTGAAGCATCAGCCATATTTTTGACAAGTTCGAGAGACCCTGCTAAGCCTAAATCGGCAAGCATAGCCTTTCCGCTTACATATCCCTTCTTTTCAAAAAGTTTGGTCATATCAGCAGTCGGTGACATCAAAGACTGCATTATTCCTCTTAATTGCGTTGACACCTCGGCAGCCTTACCTGTAACTCCCGTTCCAGTAGCCATTACCGCAAACAATTCTTCCTCGCTTACTCCCAATTCAGCGGTCAGAGGAATCACACGTCCAATACTAGCTTCAAGTTGAGGAAAATTAGTTTGCCCTAATTTGACCGTCATAAAGGCCAAATCACTGGCTTTTTGAACTGCTTCTTTTGAAGTATCACCATATCCCTTAGTAACAGCGGATAGAAGATTGATTGCCGATGTAGTATCAGCTACACCAGCCGTGGCTGCTTTGGCTGCTATCTTAAGAATAGCTACCGTATCAGCGGTATCACCAAAGGCGGATATGACCTGATAAGCACCCTGCGCCAAATCCGCCGTATCCTTTCCCACAGTCACAGCCATTGTCCTGATTGCGCCCTTGAGTTCGATTACTCGCTTGGTAGCACCCGGGATCAGGGTGGCTATATTAGCCATCTCTTTATTAAAATCAATTGATGATTTTACTGCTAAACCCAATGCTGCTGTAATAGCTCCTCCTGCCACAGTCATACCCATACCGACTTTTCTAAAGGTGGGAGCTAGGGCCTTAAATTTCTGTTGCATACGATCCGTCGAGGTTTTAACCGAGGACTCCATAGTCTTTAAATCTTTGGCGAATTTCGCCTGTCTGGTATCAACCTCAATATAGGCTTCAGCAATTTTCAAGTCTTAATCCCCTTCCTTAATAGTTTTTGTTTTCGAACTGTAGCCATAGCTCTAAGTCTTTTGATTCGCTGATCTTTACTTTCTTCTGTTGCTTTTCCTTTTCCAGATTTTGGCTCTGGATGAAAGAGTTCATATATCGGCACCATCTGCTCTAGATAATCCTGCCACTGGAAAAGAGTAAGCTTCCCTATGTTCCAGGGGGCGATTCCATAGAACCGAGTTATGAGGGGGAAGTCAAGCTTCCAATCTACTTCTTGGTCGGCCCCCTCTTCATGTTTTTTGCTTTTTTCGTTGCCTTTCCGCCTAGCTCTGAGACTATCCCTGCCGCCTCCTCGAAGTTGTCGAGGTCTATCAATAGACCCATCGTCTCCAGTTTCACCTCGGGGTGATTCTTCTTCAGGGCACACCAGAGGAGGAACCTCACCCCTATCATCGAGCCCATGTTCTTATCAATATCCTTAAGAGTAACTGGCTTTGCGGCCGCAGATCCGATAGCCTCCGCGAGCAGGCTATCCTCCAGATCAGACCCCTCAAGCGATCTGAGCAGGGCTTTGTTTCTCACTTCCCTGATAACAAGCTCAAATTCAGCCAAGTCGTCAATGTCTAGGGGAGAAACTTTGTACTCTTTGCCCTTTATTTTTACTGTGCGGGGCGTCCCCGCCATATCTGGTAATGCAGTCATATCACTCTCCTAATCTCTGTCATAATCAACCCACTTATGACGTTTTTTGCTCCTCTTTAGGGCCGCACGGCTCAAGGAGTTTCTAGCCTTATTACACCAGCCCTGAAAATCTTACTACGCGCTTGTGGATGCAACAGTCAGTGCCACCTTACCGGTGGAGGCAAAGTCAAAGCTGATGGGCTGCCCTCCATCATGAGGAGCGCCTAATGTTTCCCCAGAAATCAAAGCCCAACAAGAGTAAGTGTTGCCATCCTTCGCCTCAAGTTTTAAATAGACCACCGTTCCACCAAGCACGGCATCCTGAAGGACCTTCTGGCCATTGGTATCCTGGAGATACCAAGATCCATCGAATGAACCGCTGAAGTCCCTCTTTCCGGCTATCCTAGTTTTGTCCGCCTGAAACTTGGGGGTCTCTATTAAATCCACTGCTATATTCCCAGTCCAGTTCCCTATCTCTGCAACCTCATTTAGAGGAGAGGAGGCAATCCCCACATAGACCTTTCCTAGATACCCCGCAATTGCTTTCGTCTCGGCCATTATTGTTCACCTCCATATACTTAATAAAAAAGCCCTCCAACCGCTCCGTGGCCACGGTTAGAGGGCATATCTCGGTTAGCTAGACCGAGTTTATATTTCTATTTTGTCAGAAATTAAGATTTGGACTTTTGTAATTCAATCCGATATTCTAAAACCTGATGAAATGTGCCCGTATCTTCTTCGTATAAATCCCGAGGGGGGCCTTGCCTCTGGCAAAAATATATCCCCTCACCTAATACAGCTTCATCCATTAAACTGGTAACTGCCTCCGATATGACCCCGCAATGATGGCCTCCTGATACAGGGACGCCACTTTTGTCTTTGTTCTGACAGTATATGTCTATCTGAGCCAGCACCGAATCCCTCCAGCTCGTAAAAGTGTCCTTGTTACTGCCGGTTACAATCCAATAGAGAATATAAGGGAATGATGTCCCCTGGGGGGCTATTTTATGAAAAATTCCTGTTACAAGATTTGCTACCGCACTGGGTTCATCGTCAGTAGTATTAAGTTTATTGTAAATTCCAACTTTCAGGGCATTTATATCAAGCATTTTTGATAGCCTTCAACTCAAGATGTATCCCATCACCGATTCTTTCTGCCTCTTCCACCTTAAGATTACAGTTGTAATTATAGATCTCAGAATACCACGAGGACCTATCGAAATAGTCAAATGTATGCAGACAAAGAAGTCTAATATGTGTGGAATCTGCTATTCCTTCCTCGGACAGTCCATAAGGAGCATGGATTTCTACTCTGGCATCAGGCTTACAAACCCTGAAAATTTCCTCCATTAGAGGATTGAAGTTTGTGATATGCTCCAGAAGATGTGAAGTGTATATTTGATCCACGCTATTAGTCCTGAAAGGAAGACCTTCCTCGAACTCAGCTACCACATCAGGTCTTATCTCCTCATCCTTGTCGACACCGACATAGCCCAATATCCTTTTGGGCCCACAACCTAAGTTTAACTTCAAGATGTTGACTCCCTACGTATAGTGTATGGAGGGAAATTTATGCCCCCATTTCTTCTTTACTCGCTCCATTATCCCTTTCCGATCCTTCATCCAGCTAGGAATTAAATGGATAGAAGTGCCATCGTCAACATGTTTGGCATTTCCTGCCAAAATATAAACACCTAATCCTTTATCGAGACACTGAAGACAATAATCAATTCCATAACAGTGCCAGGTATCACCCAGCATTTTCTCATCAAATCTCAATCCCTGCCGTCTATCAATTATCAGGCAGCACTCATCAAGCGTCTGGGCTGGACAAGAAAAAGGTCGAGAGAGGCCCCAAGCCGTGCCCCAGTTTCCATCCTCATAAACTGTTCCCACAATTCCCAAAATTCCCCAATCCTTAAGCCTGCACTCCTGGAGAATGAAATCCTGAAACCAGTTCTTACCTAGAACTACATCGGGATGAACGCACATGATTATATCGTTATGTGCTTTCTCTATCCCACAATTCAGAGCTTTTGCCCCGCAAGCCCAATTTCGGTTGTTAGAATTCTCCAGCCTTATGAACTCAACCTCTCTAGGCAAACAAGGCAGAAGATATTTCCCCAGCATTCCAGGATACCCGTCAATGGTCACAACTGTTATATCGGATAGTTCTATTGGTTTGTGTATAACCAAACCAGCCTCTTTAGCAAAAGAAGAAATATCTAGATCCACAGGTTCAAAATTCATAGGACAAAGGTTAAGTAAATATTCTGCCGTCTTACCGTCAGTTTCCCAGTCAAACTTTTTTCTAGTGTCAACCCCAAAACCCACGTAAAAATAGAGCTCTTCTGTTGGCGTGAAATGCAGCTTAACTTTATCTGGCAATTTAAACTTCCCTAAGTTTGGCATTATATCTGGATATCCATAGCAGCACCGCTGGGTTGAAATCTTCTGCCCAGATTTCATGGTGCTACGAGCCTCTTGTCGTATATGGTCGTCCTTCCAAACTTTTCCTTTCAATTTTCTCCTTGCCCGATGATGTTTCGTAATTGCTTTGGGACAATGGACGAATCGACCCCATCGCTTGCTCCTAACGGTCAATTCCGTATCGCACCAGTAATGGACATACCCAGGATAGAAGATATTCCCATTTAAGAATTCCTCAACATATTTCCTGGAGATCAGCCCGTGGGGGGCGAGCCTGTCGTCGAACTCATCCTGGAAGGAGACCAGCCCCATCCCGTCGGGGAATGACTCATTGAAGGTTGACACCGCCTCGGTCAGCCAGTTGGGATTGACCTCCACGTCGTCAGCAAGGAAGACTACCAAGGGGGAGTCCGTCTTATGATAGCCCTCGTTAATTTTCCCGACATACATCTCTCGCTTTTCCTTGATGAGAACCTTGACACCATCGAATTTTTTGACAAGCTCTGTGGATCTAGGGTCATCCCTATCGGTTATAACCACTACCTCATAATTAGGGTAGGCTGTGTTTTCAAAGAGCACGCTCAGGCACTTCGCCAGCTTCTTGTAGCGCTGGCGCGTGGGAATAAGGATCGATACTTTTTCCATTTATTTGCTCGTCAGGATTTTCGCTATTTCTTTTTTATTTTTTTCTAATCCTGGACGTAGAAAGGGCCTAGCGCTAAAACGACTGCAACCAAATTCAAGTGGCAAACTATAAATCAAATTTGTGCCGACCCTGCCTGTGACGCCCTTAGCATCCCTTTCCACCTCGTATGTAATGCTTCTGCGAAGTGTCCCTGTCACTACCCCTGGGGGATCCCCTGGTGCCGAGGGGCTCTTACCGCTAAGATCCTTCTTTATTTCGCTCTCCAAAAACCGACAGGCTTTATCCATATTCTTCTCACATTTGGCCTCTACTTCCTTTTTAAGCCGATCTCCATACCACCTTACAGACATTTTACCCCCCTAAGATGAAAGCCCGTACCAACAAGCCCACAGTTAGCGAAGAAAGAACCCAGATAATAGTTGAAACTGCCCAAGTAGGCCGATGTCCCATCTTCTCCACTTTTTTAACTAGACCTTTAAAATCATTGCTTTTGAAGTCATTGAACATCTTGATAAAATTATCCACTCTTTCCCTAGTGATCCTCTCAAAACTAGAATTCTTTGGAGCCATTTTCAGTACCCCCTTTTCCGCTCATCTTCTCTTTAATGCAAAATCCAGATCTCTTTTTGTCATGTAATTCTTGGATGAGGAGTAGGATGCGATCTTCCTCTGGATCAGCAACACCGCCTCCTCGTCCTCCACCTCGATCACGCTTCCCCGCCAGTAGCCCAGACAGTCTTTCCTTAGTTTGATGTACATTCATTTAACTTCTAATAAATCGAGTCGGTAATATCTACCTGCCTCATCCCAATCCTTGATCAGTGAGATCTCAAAATCCCGGGATCCGAATCTAACCTTATCAGCCTCAGTTATAGCCACCACGGGCATAGCCATAAAAAGTCTGTGGGAAGCAAAGACAGTCGTTTTTCCTGCAGTAAATAATTCTCTTCCAGAGTAGGGCTGCAGTCTGCAGGGAACGCTCGCTAGGCTCTTAATGCTAGTAATCTTGGCGGTAGCCCCCGATGATCCCCCCTCAATGGTCTCACCAGCCTGGAAATCGGTGCTACTCCTCTCGTAGATCTCAAGATAGTCCGCGCCCACTAGACCCACTTTTGCGGTCGCTCCGCTCTTATCCCCGGTGATGGTCTCCTTTACCGTAAAAGTCCCGACGATAGTGCTTAAATTCAGCCTCTCTATGTCGGCCCACACTTTAGGGTAAGGAGGAAAACCGTTGGGGATCTCGTAGCCTCTTCGAAAACTAACACGATTGTTGAATAAGTGCTGCACTAGACAACTCCGATCATGGGCTTTTTTCTAACATAGGGTCGTATCAAGACGTCCGCCTCCCTGACCCCTGCCAGTGGTTTTTCAGCGGTTGAGTAGGAGTAATCCCCCATTTTCTCTGTCCCTTTGTAGTATTTTGTATAGAGGGTCGGATCGTTCTCGTACCGGCAGAGAATTACACAGGCTTGTTTGATGGCTAGGGGCGGGTCATTTACTGCGCCGTCAGTGTTATTGACATTGGCGGTGGCCTCAGAGGTACCTCCGATAATCTGCTCATCACTATTAAAGTTAGTGGAGCTTCTTTCCACTATTTTGAGGTAGATTGAGGTCACTTCTTTGATGATGGCAGTTGCGGTACTGGCTCCCCCGGTGATGGTCTCACCTACTACGAAAGTCCCACTTACACCGTCTATATCCAGTCTCTCAGGCCAGCCAACCGTCCCCTTGAGCCTCACATTCCCCTTGCCTGCTGGGAATAGGTGGCTGTCCTCTAAGAGGACCTGATACTCCTGGGCTAGTATGCTGGAGTAGACTGAATCCTTATCATACTCCCACTCACTGGATCCTATCTCAATGTCATTCACGTACACATTGGAAATCCAGAGGAGATCCTGGTAGAAAGAAGGGAAAATCCTATTGTAGCCATTACCGTCAATTCTCACATCGAAGGCTTTAGGGTAAAAGCAGTCCTTAGTGAGCCGTTCCACCTGTTCCTCGATGCGGTCAATGACAGCCTGTTGCTCAGGATCCCCGTAATTCCCAGGCCAGTTGTCAACGTCATCTTCGTGAACGTATTTACCTATAGCTGTATGAGGTTTCTTTGGCAAAGTTATTCTCCATCTTCACAGAATTTTTCATATCCATACGGGGCTTGATTAGGCTCAAGCCCCCCAAAGCCTGTTATCTTTCCCATCCTATGGACTGATCTGCAACATGACCAAAGGCGGACCATCTCCCCTATTGATAACAAAACCAGCAATCTGTTCTGTATAAACAGCTCCGGCAACTGTTTCACCTTGCGAAGATATCGAACCTTCTCTATCAAAGACTAATCTTCGACAATCGGATGCTGCCCCTTTACAAGAACTACCATGCGGATTTATCCAAATTGCACCCCACGTCTGAATCCAGAGATACTGATTGGCTACCAGGGTCTTTACATTTGGCATCCCGGCCACAGATGAATATTTATTAGGGATACCTCCCGCTAATCCTGCAGAGGCCGTTCGCACGCTGACATACGGATTCGGAAATACTTCTACACCGTGGCTAACAGTAAGAGCCACTTTCAGCGGCGCATCAAGGGTAATCGTAACGTATCCATTTGCATCAGCCAGGGTATTGCCGATAATGCCTCTAAAGTGCTGATAAAGGTCGCCGTGGGTATGGATCATAACATAACCACCAACCAGCTCATCCGCAGCGACACCAGCGGCACCCTTACCACCATCAACTTTAATGGTTGTATCGCCAATGTCCTGAGTTTGCAGCGGAGCGGTATATGTTATTCCATCACCTATTTGACCCCAGAACTTCAAACCGTATTTACAATCCTTAACGATATTAGTCGCTCTGGCATAGCGATATACCCGGCCATCTGGAGAGATGCGACGAGTACCTATTAGATAATTCGCGGTAGCGCTTTGTTCGTATAAACCCTGCTCGGGTCTACCTACTAAGAGCCCACCATGAATTATATCGCAGTCTATACCATGCTTAAAAGCCTCCTGGATAATCCGACTCCAATCTTGTCCTATATCCCTGTCAAGAGCACTAAGATCTTGTCTACTCATTTATTTTCACCTCGCTTGCAGTTTTTCAAGTAATTTCTTTTTGGTAAATTTGCTAGAACTCTTAATTCCCCTCTGGGAGGCGAGCATTCTCAGCTTCCCCATATTTAAGCCGCTAAAATCCTCAACGACTAGCACATAGGGAACTTTCCTCGCCGCCTCTACCAGCTCAGCATTGTCTGTCTTGATGACAGAGTTAGGAGCCAGGTAGCACTTCACGCCCCTAACATATAAATCAACACCGCTTCCACGGTTGATTATCTTCCACATTTGGCTCTCCTTATGAGTGAGTCAGGTTGTAGATGATTACAGCCGCTTCCGGATTTTCCACCTTGAGATCAGCCCTCATAGAGTAAAAGACTCTTTGGGCTTCATCCTCAGGGACTCTCTGGGACTCCAGCTTCAGCTCCCTCTGCAGGCCGATGATAAAGTTATCCTTGTTTGTCAGGACAACATCAGCATACTTGTAGGTTTCGCCAGCCTCGTCCTCGTACATCTCCTTTCCATCACTATACACTGCAAAGTTTGCAGGCATAAGTGGAACGGTCGTGATGGGGATGGTCATGTACGTAAGAGGTTCGCCGCCAATAATCGCCTTATCTCCCAGAGCCGTAGACCGGGCTGCCAGTGCTTTGACGTAATCCGCAAGAATTATGTCATTGCAGAAGTATCTCAGGTTCGCCAGGCCCTTCACCTTATACTTAGAAGGGAGCTTTGCTAGCATCTGGCCGAACTTGAATTCCCAGTCATAGAACCCGGAACTGGCAGGGTTCTCCCATCTCTCGGCGATCCCACCGGCGACTTCAAAATCATCGGTAGCTGCTGCATTCATCTTCTTGGCTGCCAGGGGTAATTGATGAGCGTCGTCAGCCCCAGTTGGAGCGTAAGCCAGAAGGAGATACCTAAATCCCTCCCAGAGACTCCTTATGTCCGTATCTGCGTAATCCGCATTGGACACAAAGAAAGCCTCATCCAACTCGTTGGCGACCTTAGCCGCGATCACCTTCATCAGATGATCCGCAAAAGCCTGACCTTCAATGTTGTCCTCTAGGTCATCATCAAAGATCTCTATTGCCCCTCTCACCTTTTTAGAGACCAGAGCTATCTTTCCGCTATAGAACTCCTTCTTGTAGTCTGCTACGCTAAACTTATCAGCAGGCTTCAAGAACCTCCCAGTACCGTACCCCAGATAGCGGATGTTTTTTTCGTTCTTATTCATCTTAACTATCCGGGCGTTTTTGTTCCAGAAGGACTGGTCTATAACGTAGTCAATAAACTGGTCTGCTTCCTGCGCTGTCAGCTCAATATCCGGTAGAGCTTTCATTTTCATAAAGCGCTTTTTCGAGAGTAAATTTTCGTTAGTTAGCATTAATGTTCACCTCGCTTTTGTTAATTTTAAACAGATCAAAATGTTAGGTTTTAGTCTGTCTATTCCTGATTCAAGCCTTCAAAAGAAGGCCATTTTCCCTTATCTCCACCGCCGCCATCTCCATCAATCGACTTTTTGATCCCCTTAGCCTTCTCAATGGCCTCCAGCCTCTTAGTTATGGTCTCCAGCGACGTTTTGACATCCTCATCCTTTACAACCTCAGCCTTTTTCGCTAGACCCTCCAGGGTCTTTTTGATCTCTCCCAGCTCCTTTTTGATCTCTTCGTCTCCTCCCTCTCCATTCTCCTTCTTCAGATCTTGCTCAAGAAGTTTCTTAAGAGCATCAATAGCCTTCTGGATCTGCTCTCTGGTACTCTTAGAGAGCTTAGCCCCCGACTTCTCTAGGTGGGCTTTCTCTAGCGCCTCTATCACTTTTTCGAGCTTATAAGGCCCCTCGGACTTCTTGGTCGGGTACCCGTATCCGGCGTACTTGGCCAGAGCCCCCACCGCCTTTTTAAGCTCATCTGGGAAATCTCCCTTATACTTATTGAGGGTAGTCAGAGCTTCCTTTAAAGCGTCCATAGCTTTATCGGATAGCTTCGCAGCTTTCTCGAACTCATCCTCGGAGAAATCCTCCCCTAAATAGTCTTTCAGCAATTCCTTTAGTTCTTTCATTCCTTTATTCACCTCCAGTGATTTAGATAGATAGAAATGGTCTGTATGCTTAAAGCCATCCTCGGTCTCAGTTACCTTTGAATAAGTGCAGGAGACATTCTTCCCTAGCTCCCCCGTATCACCACTTCTTGGCTGATAAAAGGAGAAACTAAAATCTACCAGGTCCTTAACCTCCTCACCATTCACAGTTATTTTGGTGCCCTTAACCGTTCCATTACTCTCTATCTGGATTTTGGCCTTCTGTTTTTGCACCCCATCATCTCCTTTGATGATAAGAAACTTCTTGCGGGTGCTAGGAGCATCGACAAAACTAATCTCCGCTACCTCGATCTCCCTCAGTTTTCTACCCATTCATAATCACCTCCTGTTTTTGCATCAAATAAAAAGAGCGGATGCCTAAACCCTTTGCAATTCTAAAGAGCTTAAGCATCCGCTCCGATGGCTTCCCGAAGGAACCAGCGAATCTTAACTTTTACGAATGTGCCTTATCTAATTGTCAGTTATATTATATAACATTCCCGTCAAATGTCAAGTGCTAGCCTCTGCTCTCCCAGCCATGCTGAACCCGTTCAGTTTACCGGCCAGGACATCCTTCCAGATCTCCGGCTCACCGCCCAGATACACGCTCAGCCACCAGGCACCCTTCTTGATCAGATGCTCAGGACCAGTCCCCCCCTTATGGGTGTCCTCCTCAGCCTGGAAGCACTCAACTATGGGTACGCTTTTAGCCTTTCCCTTGTGCATAACCTTGATGGATTTCCCTTTAATCATGTAGTTTTTGAGGGCTTTCCAGATCTCCTTTGCATTAGCCTCATCCCCCTGACTATCCTTTTTATCTGGCTCATAGACAATCCCCCCTACTATGTGCTCCTTTTTGTCGATTTTCTTGAATCCAAAAGTAAGCGTTTGGCTCTTCTCCGCTCCCTCCTCTTTTTCTACCTTATCACTAGCGGGCTCGAATGTGCCTTCATTCAATTTACAATGTGCTTTTGCTTGTTCAGCAGTCCATTTGTCTTTTGGATACCGAAATGCCTGTTGCTCCATTGGCCCAGTACCTTTTTTACAATAAATAACATTATACTTTTTGCCATTTACCGATTCAGGTTTATGAGCAGTCCTTTCACCTCTCCTACAGGTATCATATTTTTTTGGGTCTTGTAATCTACAGGCGTGTTCATTGGGATAGGGTTTGCTGATCTCTACTTTCTTGGCAAGTTGAGATATTTCATGGACAACTTTTCCATCCTCTATTTTATGCCATATCTTCATTTTTAAAACCTCGCTTTCTTGATTCCTAACACATCGTTAAAGCCATACTTCCATCTCTCTATAACCTTATCAGGGATCTTACCTTTGGCCATCTGAACCATCATCTTCTTGCGATGCTCACCGTCCACCTTCTCACTAATAGGTATCTGGGCTAATAGGTAAAGGATAACCTCATCCAGATACGGAAGATAAACTCTTATATGCCCCGAATTCTTATTGAGTTGCTCCAGGTGCTCATCCTGTAAGCGCCGGATATATTTGTAATAAGTCTCTTCGTCAGGATGTTGCTGATGATCATAATAACCCGCCATATACTCATCTACACCATCACAGGTAATAATCCTGGAAATCCCCCCCTTGGCAAGGAATTTATAAAATAATCTAACTCCGACATCCGGCCCTGGCCTTTTCTTCGTCTCCTCAGCTATATCCTGGGCAGTTGGCACATAGATCACGTGAGCTACATTCTTAAACTTCTTCGCAACCAATCTAGAATACTCAATATCGGGATGGGTCTCTGGATAACCAATGGTAAAAGCAGACACCTTGTCAAAAACCTTAGTCATAAAATACAGCATTAGGGAGGAGTCCAAGCCCCCCGAGAGGGAGAGATTAGGACAGGGAATGTCAAGCAGAGTTTGAAGAATCGCCTCCTCTATTTCCCCGACCTCAATAGGCCGTCCGATTGAAGACCAGCACTCCGGGTAAGTAATCATTTCACCACTCCTTAGCCTTTTGGCTTAGAGTCATCCCTACCTTCATTTTCTTAGCCGTTATCTTATTCTCCTCAGCCTCTTTGTCCGACCAGACGACTTCCTGGGTAGGCTCCAGATCCTTTATTACGTGGAACACACCCTCTTTAATCTCCTTTTCATTCAAATAGATCTTTCCGTCCTTAATCCACAGGTGCGCCTGCTCAAACATATTGGCTATATGGTCGAGAATGAGGCAGTGGTGGATCTCCTCTTCCCCGTCCCCCTTAGTGTGGATATGGTGCAGGAGATCCTCGTAATCCTTTAGTGCGGGCAGGATCTCCTCAGCGCCCTCTTTGTCCGCTTTTTCCAGCCAGAATCTTTCCTTCATCTTCGGCTTTGACCTGCCAAGAGCAGCAAATCCTATCACTTTGGCATTCCCGTCCCGGACTCTTTTAACTGCCTTCCTTGCTGTCGCACCCGAGGCTACTATATCATCTATAATCAGGACTCTTTTACCGCTAAAATCTGTGGGATTCTGAGTCTGTATTGATCTATAAATTATCTTCATCTTCTTAGCCAGCCATTTAACTAGCTGATGAACCGGCCTCCCGGAATCAACCTCCCCTGGATAAGTTAGGACCTCCCAGGCGGTGCCCAGCTTATCCTTAATGGCCTTATGTAGCAGGGTGCCGAACTCCTCAAGGTACTCCTCATTGGTGACATCGGCTCTCCACTTTACAATATTCCGTGAGAACTCGTTCTTGCTGTGCTCGTGGGCATAGCCCCCCATACGTGGGATGTAGACCTTCGGGATAACCCAGATTATCTTCGTCTCCTTCGTCGCCTTCCCATAGCCCTCTTTAACCTTAACCCGCCTAGTAGTATCCTTAGCCCTCAGCACTAGATCAAACGCCGGGATATAATTGCTATGCGGTCCACTCTTGCTATAAACAAAGCGGCATTCCTTCCCGGTCTGTTTCTTGACTAGACGGGAGATCTTAAGCTCCGTCCCTTCATCCCTGTCCCCCTCATCCTGGCGCATAACCAGGTCAAGATCCTTTACATCCCTGGGAGACTTAACGAATCCCCCCCCGATGGTGATATAATCGGGGACTACCACTACGTCACTGAGGCGGGTAACGTCTATCCCTAGCATAGCCCGTTTAAACAGAGCCACGCCCAGAGCCACATCCAGAGGCGTATTCTCTCCGAGCTTCAACTCCCTCTTTTTCATTTCAGCCGTTAGAATCTCATATTTACTCAGGAGCTCACTTTTTGATAACATTGCTCTTCACCAACTTTCGCCAGATCTGCAGGAACCTGAACTTAAGATGATAAAGCTCGTTCCTCTCGGCCTTTTTTAGTTTATTTTCTGTTATTTCCTCTATTCGCATCTGTAACCACATCCTTTTAAAGTGTATTTCTCAAAGTCCTCAGGATGCTCCCTCATATAAGGATAATTCCTGCAGACTTTGGGTTTGCCTTTATGTATCGTGCATAAATGCGTCCTCTTATCGTAAAGATCACAGGAGTAAAGGTACTTCTTGCCCTCTTTTTTGATCAGGTGCCAGTGCCTCTGAAGCCACCCCTCCGGTGCGGAGTCAGGGATTAAATCAGGGATGATCCTCTTGCTTAATCGGATGGGGTCGCAACATCTACCGCATTTTTTGCATTTATTCATAGACTCTCTCGGGAAATATATGGTTCACTTACGCCGTGCCCGCAGCATGCTGCCGTAGCACCAGGTATATATCCTAGACAAGCATCATAACCTTCGGGTGCAACCATCTTGCCGCACCGAGGGCAAGGACGGTCATCCATTGCTGACTTACCCGTGTCCTCATATACCCATTCTCCATTTTGAAATATAATAGGCCAACCTCTCTCGTATGCTCTAGCAGTCAATTTAGTTCCTTTGCTTGGTTCTATTCCATCTTCCCCAGGCCCTTCTCATTTCCGCAGTCGGTCTGCCATTCTCATCATAGCCGGGGAAGATCAGAATTCTTCTTACGTTCTCCTCCTCTAAAACTTCTTGTATCCTTCGAGTCCGATCTTCCAGATCCCCCCCTAGTTTTTCCGGTTTCCGATAAACACCATCATTTTCTTGTACTTGCATAATTAATCCTCCTTTATTGATAAGCTCGGATTTCAATTTCAAATAAGTTGTTGATTTCATAGCGAACTCCAGCAGCAACGGCAATTTCCACTAAAGCAGGTTTTTCCATTATGTTTAACCCAGAGAATGTGATTTCTCGGTAATTCTACATCATAAACCATTCCATCGTAATCTATACTATCTATAAGCCATCTTTTTCTTTTATCACCAAAATAGGCATTTTTAGAGTGATTCCAAGATATTATATATTGATCCCATTTAATTTTATAAACACCGTTTTTAAACTTAACCTCTTTCCCTGCGTTATTTTTAATTCTATAAGATGGATAGCCACCGGCTTTTAAAATAAGTTCCCCTAAATCTCCTGCCAATTTTGGACTTGAGGTAGAAAATGTATATTCCCGACTTTCAAAATCTTTTTCCTTACTATGCCATTTTGTATTTCTAGTAGAACCATCTCCAAAATTAAAAGCAAATAGAAACTCTTTAATGAATTCCGGAGAAAGTTGTTTGATCTCCTGAGGAATAAATTTTTGATCTGAATGACCGAATTGCAATAAATACTTTCCTAATCGTTTATCATTGCAAGTAATATGATTTTTTCCCTTTGCAAGTTTTACTGGTAATAACTTTATATCTTCATAAATTTTATTTAGCCCTTTGAGTTTCTGAGCAATAGATATTTGATACCAGTTCCAACCTTTTTCTTTTGCTCTTTGGGTAACTGATCCTTCTGAAAGCCAGTAACCCATAAATCTACAAAACAGTTTAGTCTCTAACTTAAGTCCATTAATATCTAAAAATTGGGGACTAATTCCTATCCATCGGGCAGTCCTTGGAAGCATAAATTCTTTATACCCTACTATTTCTTCTAAGGTTTTAATCTCCCATCTAACTTTTTTCCTATCATTAGGGTCTATCCTTCGACCAAATAATTGGCTATGGTCGGGTGTTGCTACTAAGCTAAACCATTTATTATGAAGATAAAACAATTTTCCTTTATAATGGTATTCTATTTTTTGAACATATGGTAACCATTCTAATTGAAAGGTAACAGGATTTAAACTTAGGATTTGTTCTTTATTATTTAAATCTTTGAAAAATTTCCATCCTTCATCGGTATATACCTCAGTTTTATCATCATAACAGACTGGATGGGCAGGCAGTATCCCGTGTGCCTCGCTGGGTTTGTATCTCTTCCGGGCTAGAGTCACGCAGTCATCGCAGGCACCCACCGCCAGCAGGATCTCCACCTTTTCAACCTCCGCCTCCTCATATCCCTGTAGCGTCCCCTCGTCCACGGCAAAGGCCGATTCCGTGTGGCTAATCATATTAGCCCGCCTCCGGTGCATCCTCCGGGCGTAGACGTCCACCCGCCTTGACACCTCTGAGGCTGACAGCTCCGGGCGGTTCATAATCAGCCATTCGTCATAATTGGCCACTGCCATTGACTGCCTGGAGGTCAGACCCACCAGCGGCCTGATCTCCTTGGCCATGTGCGGTACCGACTTGCCCTCTTTTACTCCCCGTCTGATAACATCCCTGATCGCGACCCTCGTCTCATCCGTTACCTCCCTGACCAGCTTTGCGCAGTGCTTCTCAGCCCAGGCCACGCTTCTGGGGTTGAGGACATCAAACCGCGCCTCAATTCCCCCGATGATAAATGCCTCATCCGCTCCCTTTCCCAGAACCGTCAGGAGAGCGGGCTTCAGTATCCTCCTGCCGTTATCCTGGATCCACTCCCAGTCAGTCAGCTTAGTGGTTATCTCTAGGGCTGTATCCTTGGCAAAGTTAGTAAGGTTAGTAAACTTAGCAAACTTATGAGTAAGATCACTGAGGATCTTTCTCCTCATAATCCCCATCCACTCGTTGATCTTGGGTCTCAGGTACTCAGCACCCTTATCCATAGCCCGGTGTAGACGGCCAGCTCTACGGCCCCGGCGGTCTACCTTATCAAAGAACTCGGAAATAGCCGTATCAATTCGCTCTGTCATTAATCCCATTCTACCCCTTTAATCCTTTGCTAATTTCATCCTGAAGTCTTTTAGGCAGGGCATCTATAAAGGTCACCACAACTTCCAAAAATTCTCTGAACTCTTTGATCATCTCTACGATTATTGATGTCAAGCCCTCCGCAAGATCCTCAACTAAAAGCTCTGTGTTGATGGTTACTTCCAGCACTATTTCGCCGGAGCCTACCTTAACAACCTTACTTTCCTTGACATACTTGTTTCTCACTCTATCCCTCCTTTATCTTCTTAATTTTCTTGCTCAGCTTCTCCTGCTCGGCCATGAACTTCATCTGCTCCTTATCCCTCTTCTCCAGCTCAGCCTGTCCTACCTCGATCAGGCTGGCATTCATGTAGAACCTATCCCCCTCAGGGTAAGTCTCCCCCAAATCCTCCTGGTTCCTCGCCTCGTTGGGGGTCATCTTCCCATGCTGGATCGCCTCGTTGTTCCTCTTGGCCTCGGCATCCCGGTCCCTCAAGTCCATGTCGTTGAACTTGAATTTGTAGCTGTGGCAGTCCAGACCCTCCTCTATAATCCTATTATTCAAGACATCCTCCAGATCCTCCTGCAGAGGCTCAACCACGCTCTGGTTGTATATCACCGTGGACTCCCCTATGTTAGTCCCCCCCAGGCTACCTACTATATTTATACCTATGCGGTAGGCAGGCATGGAGTAAGCAGCCAGGATGTCCTCTCTTAGCACCTGCTGGTAGACCCTGAAACTGCCCTCTTTAATGTCCACCGAGAGAGGTTCGAATGTTGCCGACCCTCCCGTAGGAACCTGGAGTACCATAGTTTTATGAGCTTTCTCACTACCCTTCATCTCTGTATCCAGGTGCTTTTTGATAATCTTCTCCGTACCCTCGTCCCAATCCCCGGTAAGGACTACCATATAGGCAGGCACTCCGTAGTTGGGGAAGAAGGCAAGATTGTAGTCCCGGATCCCTATAAGCCCAATGACGGATCCCACTGCGGGCAGGATATTAGGTACCCCGTAATAATCGTTACGGGGATAG